AGGAGAAACCATGCTCACAAAAGAACAAATCCTAACCGCGACGAAAGCAGAAATCGACGCCGCCTACCAGAAGCTGATTGCAGCCAAGCCTAATGCCGACTGCTCCGACTGCTCCGACTGCTACGGCTGCTCCGACTGCTACGGCTGCTCCCGATGCTCCGACTGCTACGGCTGCTCCGGCTGCTCCGACTGCTCCGACTGCTACGACTGCTCCGACTGCTCCGGCTGCTCCCGCTGCTCCGCCTGCTCCGACTGCTCCGGCTGCTCCCGATGCTCCGCCTGCTCCGACTGCTACGGCTGCTCCGACTGCTCCGACTGCTACGGCTGCTCCGGCTGCTCCGACTGCTCCGACTGCTACGGCTGCTCCGACTGCTCCGGCTGCTCCCGATGCTCCGCCTGCTCCGACTGCTACGGCTGCTACGGCTGCTCCGGCTTGCGGTATGCAATCCTCGGCATCGAATTTACCAAGGACGAGTACGAGGCTTTTCTGCTACGGATGCAAACCGCATAACCACCACCCCACACAGGAGACACGACCATGCTAGCCGACTTTTTCAAATGGATCAGGGACGGCGTACAGCGCGCCGTCGCTGACGGCATCACCGCGGGATTGCAGGAGGGGATACAGCTTGCGACCCAGCGCCAGCCGCCGGCAATCGACGTGGAGCCTGAGACATCACCAAAGCGCCCGCGACGGTAGGACTTGCGACCTACCCCCGACTTGAGCGCTTAGCGCCCACGGAGGGAGTAGGCCGGATTCCCCGGATTGCACCACCAGAAGTACACCCTATGAAAACCACGACCCGTGACCTACTCACCATGGCCAGGATAATCCGGCTACACCACACGAAGACCCACAGCAAGAGCATCCGCGGGGACATTGCCGAGGTAATGCGAGATTACCTGCGCCACAACGATCATGCGCGCGTGCGCGCAGCCTACGCCCGCGGGGATGCACTGTACGGAACCATGTGACACCTACGCCCCACCAACTGTTCGGAGTTTCCGAATAGTTCACGACCCCGAACCGAAAGGAACTTTCGACCATGGAACGCCTGATCTACGACCGCCACCGCGCTCGCGACTTGTCGGGGCTCACCTGGCAGCGCATCCCCTGGGACCCGCCTCGGTGGCGGAAGGATAACACCTACGCCTACGCCTCGAAATGCCAGCGACCTTGCAAGAGGATCGTGGAGCAACCGAAGAAATCCAACCATTGAAAGGGTATCTGATGACGATCAACATTCACCTGAACAAAGAATGCGACTTCCCCAACGCGTGGGCTGTGCTGTGCGTGACAGACTACGAAACTGGCTCCTATGATGGATGGGGTAATGCTCTAACCTTGATGGCAGACGGATCGGTAAAGGAATGGAACCTCTCCCATTGTTCCTGCTACGAACCGTTTGACAAATCCACCGAACAATGGCCGAGCGTAGAAGCATTTCGCAGGGATCTGGAGAACGTAACCGCCACCGAGGTATCGGCAAAGTTGACCTCACGCTTCTTGACGGAAGCCGACAAACTGACACCGCCTACCACCCATTGACCTCCAACCGAAAGGGAAAAACCTATGCCGACCGAAACCCCGCTGAGACACACTCCAGGCCCGTGGATAACCTCCGGATCAATCCACTGGCCGTATAGTAAAACTAGCCGCGTCCTCAATGCAATCTGGGGACCTCCGGACCACCACCAAAGACGAACACGAATCTGTATCATTAGTCGGCGAAGGAAAGAAGAATCGGACGCCAACGCCCGCCTGATAGCCTCCGCCCCGGAGCTGCTGACCGCCGTACATGAATTGCTATGGCACATTGGCAACAACTGCATCGTTGACGACTACAAGCATACCGAGGAGGAAATGGTACGCGGTCGCCATGCGGTAGACCTGGCCTATACCGTCATTGCCAAGGCCGAGGGAAGGAAACCATGAATACCGAAGCCCGAGAGTGCTGTTTATACGCGAGGTTTTCACCTCGTCCCAACCCTGAGCAATGTGACAGTATCGAAACTCAGCTTGAGCGGTTACGGGCCTGGGCCGTTGGCCTGGGTTACAACGTCGTCAAGGAGTTTACCGACGCCAACAAGAGCGGGGCTTCGACGGATCACCGGCCCGGATTGGAAGAGGCCATTGACTGGGCTTGTTCCTATCGCTGCATCCTGGCGGTGTATTCCCTCTCCCGCCTGGCACGCTCGACCAAGGACGCTCTGGACATCGCCCACCGCCTGGAGAGATCCCGGGCCGACCTGGCGAGCATCCACGAACGGATTGACACCGCTTCACCGCAGGGGCGGTTCACGTTCACCATCTTCGCTGCCATGGCACAGCTTGAACGCGAGATCGCATCCGAGAGAACATCCTACGCCATGAGGAAGCACCAGCGCGAAGGCCGACGCATGGGGAGGGTTGACCGTATCCCCTACGGAATGCGGAACGTGAACGGCAGCGGCCTGGAACCATGCCCCGAAGAACAGGAGACGATCCGCCTCATACGGCAATGGTTCTCCGAGGGAAACACCCTCCGCGGTATCTGCCGAATGCTGGACGCAGCAGGCCGCGGGCGACGGGGAAAGACCTGGTACCCCAAGGGGCCTGACCTCGTTCGAGCAATCGTTGACCGCGGGAAGCCAGCTTAGCGCTTCCTACGCCTGGCCATGCGTTGCAACCGGAGGTTTGCAAGATCATCGGAGACTGACGAAATGATCCGCTCCAACCGAATGGCCACGATCTCAGCGGGCCATTTCCGCACCTCCATCAGCGTGCGGATCTCCCTGGCCACCGGGCTCCACTCCCCTTCCGAACAATTCAGATTGACCTGAGGTGGTCGCGGGGGGCGTGGGGATCTGGCCATGGGAACCTCCACCGGCCACCAGTCCCTTCCATGGAAGTGGTGGCCACCTTGATCCGGCGCGTCCTACGCCGATTTACATTTCGGAATCGTTGTCAGCGTCCGTCGCGTCCTTGTTTTCCTCCTTGCGCGCTTCGATCTTGATCTTGCAGTCGTCCACCAACCGAAGCAACTTCTCCTCGTCGTCGATCCGCAATTCCGTGATCCCATTCTCCTTCATCTTGCAGATCAGATCCTCCCGCCCGACGTTCATCTTCTCACGGAACTTGGCGACGTTGCGCTTGGCCGTGACGTACACGTCCGCCGCTGCGGTCACCGCTTCGGGAACCTCGTCGAAGGTGTCCGCAATTCGCATCTGCTTCTTCTTTGCCATCTTGGTCTCCTTCATTCGGCGGCAATAGAGACACCTGCCACACACTGCCGCCTTGGTGGTGCAGGTACAGGTTGGATTCATCGCTGCAACCCCAGCCGCCGGCCGTACTCGGCAATCAGCAAGGCGTCGGCCGTGGCCAACGTAACCTTCTCGCTTGGGAACAACTGTTGAGCCCTCGCCTTGAGCCGGTTCTTGTGCTGGGTCTTGGTCTCGTTCTTTCCTCTGGAAGGCACCCCCATGGCCTTCTGCCACCGCTGGGGGCTGACGACCTCGAATGGCAACTCCAGGGCGATCAGCACACCCCGCAGGAACCCATAGTTCATCCCGAACTTGAACGAGGAAGCCACACCCTGACCGGGGAAGGAATGTACGCCTTCCAGGTATCCCATGGCCTTGCCGGTGTAGGATTCCGCAATCCAGTCGGCAATATCCCGCTCCGTGCCGGATAGGGTGGTAGTGGAAATGGTAGATCCACCAGGACCCACCTCGATCACCGCAACCCCGCCACTCTGGCCCGGGTCAATTCCGATGTAGATCATGCTATAGCCTTTGCCTTCCGCCGCCTGGTGACCTTACCACGTTGTTGGTCAATGGCAGCAAACACCCCAGAAAACACCGCAGAGTATTCCCGATACCGAGTTTTCCAACCCTCCAACTCCCGCAGCGCGCGACGAATGACCTGGTTGGAAAGATCCTCATTCTGGGAAATGTGCAACGAGGAAGCGTAACAACCAGCGTCGCAGACTTCAGTGTCGATCATCACATGATGCCAGGCCCGAACTTGATGGGAGCCATCATCCAGCACGATCTCTATGTCGATACTCCGCATATAGTATCGAGCCTGATCGAGGCGATACGCCTTGCCGGCCACCTTGTCGTTCCACTCGATGTAAGGACGCAATGGAGAAGACTTCTTTGCTGCATCCGCCACGAACTCGGCCGCCGTACAAGTAGGCCCCAGCTCATCCAACCGACGCCCGATAATCTCCGCGTCCTGGTTGTTGATCCGTGAGCCACGCGCCGCTTTATAGGTTGTCTTTTGCATTGTGTTGCCCCTGAAAAACAGATCTGACCTCACCGAACCGCACCGCACCGTACCCAACCGGACCTTAACGGCCACACCTCAACGGACCAAAACAGACCCCACCACGCCAAACCGCAACGGCCTTACCGAACCGTACCGCAACGGACCCTACCGCGCCGAACCCCAACGGCCAAACCGAACCGTACCCAACCGAAACAAACCTCACCTTACCGGACCCCATCGGCCCCATCATCAGCTTGCCGTTTCCACCTCAAACATTCCATGGCTGCCACCTGGCCCGGAACTCGAATTTGGTCGCCATTCCCCGATGCCACAGCAGCGCCCGGCAATCGACAGCAAATTGATAAGCTGTTCAGCACTCACCGCCGTTGCCAGGTATTCCACAACCACCGTGGTGGACCATTCCAACCACTCGGGACGGTACCGGAGATCCAGGGCCTTGTTGGGGAGTCGGATGCCCTCCGTGCTCATCCGCATGTCCTCGTACTGCAAGGTGGCGTAGTCGAAGTTGTCCTCTCCCATGATCGTGCAGATGCCACGCGCCTCCACCATATGGAGCCCATCGACGTAACGACAGGCCGCCACCATCGCCGCCTTGATCTGCCGGCAAGGGATACCGTACACCGCACCCTTCTCGCCAGCCTTGCCAGAGATCAGATAGCAGGCCGCCAGGTATTCCGCATGAGGGTCGCGCTTGCCGCGGGGTTGCTTGGCTTTCTGCTGTTGCTTGTCGATGATCTTCCTAGCCGCATCATCGCTGAAATGATGCTGCATGTATGACGTAAGACCACGCAGCCGAACCTTAAACCGGCGAAAGTCCGGCTTGGGAATGATGATCCGCTCCGCAGTGGTCACGATTTCAGCCAGATTGGCCGCCGTACCGTTTCCAGAAATCCGATTCGCTTTCTTCGTTGCTACCATAATAGCTCTCCTGGTTATGGTTCCATTCTTCGATCAGACCCGTGCAGATGGAACCAAGTCCCGCACAGTATCCGTGACGCAATCCGTTTGTCGTACACCGTTCCGATCACCTCGGGCAGCAAGTTGCTGACGTAGATCGTCGGCAGATTGATCCGAGTGTCCGCGTACAGTTTCACCGCCTGGTAGGGGGCCTCGGTGATGGTGTCTCGCCCACCTACCTCATCCAAAACAGTCAGGCCGAACTTCCCCAGGGCCGCCAAATACATGCGTGCCCCGAGGAAATCGGTTGTCAGATCCTCACACGTCAGGTACAGGGCCGACGCGGCAAAGTCGCACAGCGCCAATGTTGCCGAAGTCTTTCCCCGCCCAGGGTCGCCGTGCAAGTACAATGGCCACTTGTGCCGTCCCTGGCACAACTGGCGCAACAGGCACCGCAACTCCAGATCCACAGCCGACATATCACGGGGGTGGTCCTTGGGGTGAACCTTCTTCGGGTGCGGAAGCAGCTTCACCTTGGGGTTTCCCGGTGGCGTAGCGAGGCCCAATGACTTCGCCGCCGCGGGTACGTCCTCCCCCACTCTTCGGACCACCATGATGCACCTCAAACAATCCCTGATAGTAGTTGTCGATCGACTGCCGCATCGAGGCTATCGAGGCATCCATGCCCCACTTTCGAAACCGCTTCGCCTGAAGATGCTGGTAGTAGTCGGACACGGACAACCCTCGCTTGCGGCGGTAGGCCATCCACTCAGCCCAGGCCACCGCAAACGATGTTTCCCCTAGAAAGGGATGTCGCTATCGCCACCACCCGCTTCCCCTTCCTCCGCAGCCTTTGCCGCCGGGGGCTTCGGCTGAGTCACCTTCCGCTTCGGTGCAGGCCTCGCTTCCGCCGCTGGGGCCACAGCAGCCGCAGCCTTTGCCGCCGGGGGCTTCGGCTTGCCGAAAATGGCATCCAGCCGACGAATCCCCTCAGCGCACAGGGGCTCGATCTGCTTGCCACCACCATAGGGCAAATCCCACTGATCGTAGGTCTTTCCGTTGGAAGTCTCGTGAGAACAGACGCAAGTGATCTCCAGCCCCACGAAAGACAGGTGCTGTTCGTTGTTCAGATCCAGCTCCGAGAACTCATCGAACAACGGCAGCCCGGCCGCCTCCAATGCCGCCCGCATCCGAGCAGCCCCCTTCTCAGATTTCAAATAGAACGTGATCGTCCGCTCGTAGTCGCCCGGCTTGATTGTCAGATAGAAGAAGGGCGTCTTCTTCTCATGCGACTCGCCAAACCCCTGCCCGATGATCGGCACACCCTCGTAGGTGCCCAATGGATATAGTGTGGAAGCCAAGATCAACCCTCCTTTTTCTGTAGGTGTTCCATGATGTTGTCCCAACCTTCTTTCCCGGATTGCCCCATTTCAATCTCGGCAGGCATTCCGTAACGGTTCTTGGCGTCGAAAGCAGGCGACCACTCGGTACGGAAATATCGACGGCTGGTCTTCACCGCCTTCTGCTTGCCGGCCTTGTCCTGGCTGTTCTCTTTCGTGAAGATTTCAAACTCAGCCATCAGAACGATGTCCGCCCAGGCAAACGTCGCCTCCCAGGTGGGCTTGCCCTCGAACTGGGGCACCCACCGATTGTAATCTTCGCCGGTGGGATTCTTGTGGTTGCCCACCCCGGTGTGGGCCAGCAACACGACCATCATCTGCCGTTCCCGCCGCAGCCGATCCAAGGCCACCAGCAGTTCCTTCCAGATCGACATGGCGACGGCCTTGTAGCCCTCCATGTAGTTCAGGAATCCCTTCTTGGTCATGTTGTCGTCATAGGCGGTGTGGCAGATGTAGGCGTTGGCCAGCTTCTCCCAGCCACTTATCGTATCCACAACCAGAGTCTTGCGACTGTGCTTGTCGTTGATGAGCGCCTCGATGGACCCCATCACGCTCTCCCACGTCAGGGTCTCGTAGTTGGGGATCGACTCGGGCACCTGGCCCGCGTCCATCAAAGAGTGCAGGCCGGTCTCCCCAGGTGATAGCAGGAACACCGGGCTGTCACACGACGCCGCACAAAGCGTCTTTCCCACCCCCTGCCGGCCGTGGATGATGATCCGCGGCGGAAGGTGAGCACTCCCCTTCATAAAGTCACCAAGCGACACTTTCGTTGCTGCTGGTGTTGCCGCTGTCTGCGTCTGTTCCGGTCCTTTGACCGCCATGTTCAACTCCTTCGGGTAATAGGGCTTTCCAAAATGCCTCCAAACCTTGATGGATCAGGGTTCCGATCCTCAACGACTCGGCTTCGTCATCGTCAATGTGCTCCAGGCCCATTTCGTAACGGTACAGGAATTTTCTTGGGCAGCTCTGGTGCGTCCGAATGCTGGAAAACGTGATCGTGTTGTGGTGGTTGCCCTCCAACTCAGGCAACTCTACGTGGACCTGATCGTGGGGAACCCAGTTGGCAGATCCCGCAGTATCAAAACCACTACAGATTCCCAAAAATTGACACGCCCGCCCATAGTTCATGCAGGAGCCAGGATGCTTGGGCCAGGCAATGCGGGGGTCCCTGCCCTTTCGCTCCAGGTCCCGCTGGATGGCCCGAGCCGCCAGGATCAACTGGCTCGACTGCCACAGATCTCCAGCGTACTCCATCAGCTCCGCATCGAGCCGAGGAATCGACCGCCGCTGAAAGTAGAACTCTGGACGGCTGGCAATGTCTGCTGACAACTTCGCTTCCCACTCTTCGGGGGTTTGCAACCGGGACATGAGGGTGTAGCCCGCCGAGGCATCACCACTTTGCCGCCAATCTCCCAACGTGCATGAGCAATCACGGTCATCGTATCCGACACCCAATCCATGGCATGTATCACACGACTTCTTGGCCTTCTTGGGTGCATTCCGTACCCGAATACCATCCTCTCCCAGCACGATCTTGAAGCCACGTTCGTCCCGCAATGGAACCTGTTCCGGCCGGATCGTGGGCTTGCGGATCACATCCCACATGGCTCCGTCCATCTTCTCTCCCTGCAACCACTTCAGCAGCAGGTAATGCGTCGGCTGTGCTTCCACCACCATTTGCCGCCAGAAGGGGCTGGCGGGGTCAACAATGTCCTCGGAGGTAGTCTTGTGATCCATGACCAGCAAGTGGCCCTTGTCATCCTGCACAACCACGTCGATCTTACCGGCCGTACTCAGAATCCGGCCCTTGGCCCCCGTCTCCGGGTTCACCACGGCCGCCTTGATCGTCGTCTCCACCTCAGTGGGTACCAGCTTCCAATGCTGCCATCTTGCCGCGTACCCGATCAGCAGGGCCCGGCACGTCGCCACCCGCAACAGGTCCGGTTGTTCCTGATTGGGTACCGATGCCGCGTCTATCGCATCCAGCGCCGCCTGGAGTGGTGCGCTACTTGTCTCCACTGATCGTCTCCTTTTTCGGTAACTTGTTCTTGGCCCCTTCCCGCACAATGGGGATCTCTCGGGAGCCGGTGAATCCCAGCCGGATCTGATCCTTGCGGATCTCCACCAGCTCCACCATCAACTCCCCCTTTGGGGTGGAAATGGCTACTTTATCACCTCGCTTGAACCTCAACACTAGCATCGTAACTCCTTTCACCGTGCGGTCGCATGTGGTTTTCGCTGTTACCCAGACCTGGACATGGACCTGGACATGGACCAGGACGCGGACAAGGACCCGGACCCGGACCCGGACCTGGACCTGGACCCGGACCAGGACCAGGACCTGGACCTGGACCTGGACCCGGACCAGGACCAGGACCTGGACCTGGACCCGGACCAGGACCAGGACCTGGACCTGGACCAACCAGTTCGCATGATGGCTGCGTTCATGGCAAAATTATTTCTGCGAAACAGGCAGCCGATGCTCCCAGACAGCAGCGTCGATGATTGCACAGCGATTCAGAATCACGCTTCCGGGCATCGGCTCTATTTCGCGCGCAGGCCGGTTTTGAACATATCCGCGAACCGTCCGGTATCCGCAATCCACGCCGCTTCCTCGATCAGCAGTTCGTTGCCATCCACGGCGACAAGCCGTCCGGTGTAATAATGTGTCACCGTTCGGATCAGGTAACTCTGCCCAATCTCCCACAACCCAACCATCTGCTTCGCTGCTTCTTTTGCTTTCGCCACGTTCATTCTCCTATAGTGGGGGTTGTTTCAATCCACTCCCGCCGGAAGTCGGAGGGAGAAAAAAACCGCTGTGCATCGGGCTATCCCGCTGTCACCGTGCACACCCTCGGGCTGGCAAGCGGGCTGCATGACCACCATACTGGGCTGCGGTGTAGAAAAAGACGCGACGGTCCAGGCATTGAGACGGTCTAGAACCGTAGCCTGGCATTCTGCCTGCATTTGGCAGTTGGCGCTCGCTCGCTGGAAGGTACCTATAGCGAGTTTGCCACACCGTCGCGTCAGATCCGGTGCCAGCCGCGACTCTCTCCCTAAGATGGCACCGGTAGGTCGTTGATCGGGGGGTATGTATAGTACACATATCCCCCTGAAAGAATGTCGTTGATCGGGTAAGAATCGCTTCCGTTCCTGCATCATGCAAGCTCCATGTCCCAGTTCTTTCAGGACTCACAACCCGGCCCCCGTGGCCGCCAGTTGCACACCTTTGATCGGTGAGTGGCTGAGAATATCCGATCCCGCCGAAGGTCGTCAAGCCCAGGATCGGGAAATTCCTGAAAGATTCCGGGGAAACTTTTCTCTTGACAGCGAACCCCTGCCGAAGCATACTGACCTCCTGACACTTGTGAACCTACGAATACAAAACATCCCTCGCTGCCTGGCTTCTGTAGGTTCACAACTCAATCGCCGGGCGGCGGGGGCTTTTTGTTCTCAAAGGAGCCGACAATGCGTTACCGCGACTCGCTACCGCGACGGCTCCATCGCTGGTCTGAAGCGCCAGCGGGCGGGCGATCGTTCTCCCACGGGGACGGTCATTATGTCCTGGGCGTCCGTGGGGTTGGTCCGGTACCTACGTGGGGCAGATCCACGAGGTTGGGCAAGTGGGCTACGGCCCCGGTGGAAACCCGGAATGCCAACAGCATGGGGACGGGGACTGAAACCCGTCATTACGACCGAACGACGCGGCTCCACTGGACAGGGGTGATCTTTTTCTGAAGCGACTCGACTTGCGCGCGCTGGAAGCCATCGAAGAGAAGAAAAGAAGACAAGTAAGGCGACCGGACGGACAAGGAAGGGTACGGACAGGTAAACATCCCCTGGACAGAGGTGAGCGGAGTGAGGGAGTAGGCCCAGCGGTGCGGTTATGCGCTGAGTTATGCCTTTTGTCGTTCTGGAGGTTCGATGAACGCCTACGAGACCTACATCGGCAGCAACGCGGACGCAACGCGGCTGCTGTACGCGAAGCTGACAGCCATCGGCCCAGTGGGGATCGTAGCAACGAACCTGTTCCGGGCCGTCAAGTGTTCGTCGCGTGCAAAAGGCTATCACAGGCGTGACCACTCCCGCGAAGCATATGGCCGCAAGCAGTGGTCGATCCAGAACGTCTGTGACGCTCTCAGCGAGCACGCGGCGAGCCTGGGCATAGTCTGGGGATGGGGCGAAGACCGCAACACCATGGGCTATCCCTGGGTGTTGTACGTGGAGATCCCAACCGGCCAGGTTTCCTTCCACTCGCCGGTGCGCGGTTCTGGCCCCGACTACCCTGGAGAGTGGGACCACCAGAAGGAAGCCAGCCATACCCGGATCTGCCAATGGACACAGGGCCTTCTGGACACGCACCCGGATGTTGTACCGGCCAGGGAGTTGGATCGGTCAGCACCGTTGCTTGGCAAGGACAAGATGCCCTTTGGGAAGCACAAGGACAAGCCATTAGAGGATGTTCCATACGACTACCTGAGATGGTTCCTGGACCAGCAATGGGCAGAAAAATGGCCGGCTCTAATGGATTATGCCATCACTCGAAAACCCTACCCCCCTCCCGCCACCCCCACCTGAAAGGACCGACATGGGTGAGAAAACGAAGATCGCCTGGACGGACTACACATTTTCGCCCTGGATCGGCTGCGCGAAAGTATCTGCCGGCTGCGCAAACTGCTACGCAGAGCGCGAGTTCGACAAACGTCGGCACCGTGCCGCATGGGGTCGAAACGGCACACGGAGCCTTACGAATGATGCCTACTGGCGACAGCCATTCCGGTGGAAGTCGGGCCGGGTATTCTGTGCCAGCCTGTGCGACGTGTTCGAGGATTGGCATGACTCGATTGTGGATCACCGAGGACGCGAGGTGCGGCGGTGTGAGTGGTGTGATCGCCTTGTGGTCTGTCCGGATGACGCTTGCCACGCATGTATCCCTCCGCGAACGACCGTGATGGCGACGATGAGTGACGTTCGGACTCGGCTTTGGGACCTGATCGGGAAAACAATCCACCTCGATTGGCAGCTATTGACGAAGCGGCCTGAGAACGTGCTGCGGATGGTTCCTGACGAATGGCTCCGGGACTGGCCTGCGCACGTGTGGTTGGGCACCAGCGTCGAGGACCAGGATGCGGCCGACAAGCGAATCCCTGAGTTACTGAAGATCCCGGCAGGGGTACGGTTTCTGAGCGTCGAGCCTTTACTGAGGCCAGTGGACCTCTCCGGTCTACTTCTGGGCATTCATTGGATAATTTGCGGTGCGGAAAGCGGACCCCACCGTCGGCCGTGCAAGATCGAATGGGTCGAGTCGATCGTCAACCAGTGCTGTGCGGCTGGCGTGAAGTGTTTCGTTAAGCAGGTGAGTATCAATGGCCGCGTGTCCAAGAATCCGGACGAGTGGCCAGGTAACCTTCGGATAAGGGAGTTTCCTAATGCCCTACAAGGACCCTGAAGTCGCTCGGATGAAATCGAAGGAATCAAAACGGAAATACCGCGCCCGTGAACACGCGAAGCGGTATGGGGATGGCGCTGGTGACATGCGTGGGCGTCACGGCAGGCAAGCAACAGGTGAAGGCAACGGACGATGGAACGCTTCCGCAAAACGGATCACAAGTGAAGGGTACGTCGCAGTTCGTGTGCCTGTCGATCATCCGCACGCGTGGGGCCCGGTTACCCTAAAGCGATTTCGATACGCCTACGAGCACGTCGTGGTAATGATGAAACACCTCGGACGGGCGATGGTGGACGGCGAAGTTGTTCACCACAAAAATGGGGACCGCACAGATAATCGACTTGACAACCTGGAGCTAATGACCGCCGGGGAGCACCAGCGGTATCACTCGCTACACACTCGCAATCGCAATTCGATCGGAAAATTCGCGTGACACCGAAAACGGAGAAGCAGCTCGACATTGGCGGCGAACTGGTCAAGGACATGGACCGGTTCCCCGGTCCGCTACGACTGCAACAGTTTCCCACCTGAAAGGACTACCGACATGGACCCGAAGTACGACTCGATGTACAAAGCCGCTGCAACGCCTGGAGCGTTCGTAGACGCGATCATTGCCTCAATGGCCCCAGCACCCACCCCGCCGGCTCCAACGCCTCCACCGACGCCACCGAGCCCCACGCCGGTTCCTGTGCCACCAACCCCGGTTGACAGGCTCATTGCTATCAGGGGCAGTTGGGGTGGTTGATGAACACCAGCCGCTTCCCGGTGCCTGCTAGCACGCTGGCGTTCTTCCAGGCGGATTACCTGTTCTCGGATGCCAATATGGTGAAGCCGTGGGCCAACGGCGGGAAGGCACTCGAACTGGGCGTACAAGCCCAGGTGCCTTGGTTGTGGAAGGACGGCCAATCAATCCAGATCGGCCTCGGTGGTGCCCTGTACGACATCCGCAACAACATCCCCCTCTACTTCGGGGCTGAGGTGATGACCTACCCAGGCGTTGGGTCCGAGGGTGTTGGCTTCGACGGTGCGGTCGATTACCTGAGCCTGCGGTATGCCACCGGGACCACGATGAACACCAACACCGCCATCGGGGTTACGACCACGGCCGCCTTCACCGGCTGGCGGCAGTACACGTACCAGATCACAGCGGCCAATCTCCAAAACGCCATCCAGAAGGTGAATGTCGCCCGACTGATCCGCGGAGCGAAGCTGATGAGCACCGACATCACCGATTACGCGCTGAGCGAGATCGTGTTCTCGGATGAGGCCGCCTACCCCGGGCCGGCCGGCAGCCATATCGTGTCGGGCTGCTCGTTCAAAAACTTCCAGGCGTGGGTGCGGACGTAGGAGGATTCGAGAGGCGATGATGACAACCAACCCGAAGGAGACGCGACGATGATTACTCTCTACGCACGACGACACCAGTTCCACCGAGGCGAGAAGTACGCCGACATGATCGACGTGTACAGCAAAGACGCCAAAGGTAAGCCGTGCCCGCAAGCGATGGTGCATGTCGATTGCTTCGATGGCTTGCAGTTGCACCAGACGTTGAGCCGAACCGACAAGGAAATCGAGCTGCGGATTCTCGACACGGACGAGTCGGTTGGAACTGACACCGTGGAACAGGACCAGTAACCACCGGCCCAGCCGGCGAAAGGAGTGATGATAATTAAATACGAGATCGGCGATAGACTGTGGTACGTGCCACGCGATGCACGCAATCAACCGCACGAGCTGACGATCACGGCAGTCGGACGAAAATGGCTGCGGACAGACTTGCATCTGTCCGTTGAAGCCGCAACTCTGCGAGTGCCGTGCAAAGGCTGTAGTGATATGGGGCAATGTTGGCGTGACCGGAAGGCGTGGGAGGCCCACCAGAATCTGCTTGACACGTGGCGACTGTTCGCGGCAGCCGTTGCGAGGGGAATGCCAAAGGGCACCACGTTGATCGGAATCCGAATGGCGGCCGACGCATTAAATCTAAACGTGGCTGTCCCAGAAAAGGAGATCGCATTATGACGACTAACCTACTCGCCCAACTCAACAGCGGGAGCCAGAACGAGATCCGCGCGGCCGAGCGGATACGGGAACTGGAGGCCGAGGTTGCCAAGCTGCGTAAATTACTGGAGAAGTTGCGGCCGATTATCAACGAGAGCAACAGGCTTGTGACGGCTCTGCGGGCGGTGGTAGCGGAAATTCAGCAGGCTGCCACCCCGTGCGAAAAATGCCGTGACATGGAGGATTCTGGGCCGTATATCCATTATTGTGAGCGATGCAAGGATCGCATCGTAGGTGTGGTGTGGGCACAGATGATTGTCAATCCTGCCGTCAGCACCGGAGCGGCAGCCGACTCGGCCAAGCACCAGCAGTGTCTCGGCTGCAACCAATCGATCATTTTCTACCCCTGTGTCCACTGCGGCATACGGTCCGACGGATCGTATCCGCCACATGATCCACGATCGTCCGAGGCGAAGAGCGTCGAGAAAGGGGCGGGGTGATGCTGATTGCATTCTGGACAGCGATAGGACTCTATACTGCGTGGGCTCTACACGTTACCTGCCGCACGGCGGCAGACGCGGAAAACTCGCTGTGGGTGTACACCGACGGTGAGCTACGATGGTCGCTGGTCGTCTCCGCGATCTGCGTAGCGGCTGGATCGATCTGGCCGATCGTAGAGTTGCGGCTATGGTGGGTTGCACGAAAGGCCAACGAGCGGAAAGGCGGTGGGTGATGTTCACGATACACTTGATCTACCCAAAGGACGCCGACGCCGGAGAATACCCACAAACATCGTGTTGTGGAGCCCGTGCCGTATACTGGGATCGCAAAACGAAGCGCTACGTGTGCTACAAAGGCGATGGCGACTCACGAATGCTCATACTGCTGTGCGAGCGATGCAGCCGAGAAAATGCGAGCCATCGCCAAGAAACGCCATCGGCCGGGGACGAGAAAGGACCAGCGACATGACGAACCGACAGATCAAACGACGCGCCGAGAAGTTGGCGCGGGAGTTATTCACCAACAGTAACAAACAGGTGGCCGATCGGCTCGTGCTGACTGCCGACGGTCGCGACCTTGGAGGCTGGGGCATCGAGCCGGTCACAAATCGAATCTATGCGGCCATGCTGGAGTTGGTAAAGGCCGAGAAAGGAGAGGTATAATGCGATGCCCAGTTTGCGGATTTGTTCACTGCTACCACACGTGGGACCAGATGGTGGCGGCCATGAGGTACAATCAGCGGGAAACCGACAAGAGGCGGTCGGAGCGTGATCCGAGCTACCGAGAGAAGATGAGGGCGATTCCCGAATCAGCAGGCGAGCCGAGAAAGGCGGTGGGTGATGGTGCGGCTCTGGTTGTTCTACCCAATCGAAAAACTCTTGACGTTTCTGACGGCAACGCGGTGGCAACTCCGCTCACACGCGATTGTCCTGGGGCCGATTGCCCTGATGATCGTGTGGCGACGACGAAAGCAGATCGCCGAGAGCGACCGGAAAGGCGGTGGGTGATGGTTACTGAACACAACGGGCCGCAACTGGTGCTCATCTGCCACGGCTGCAAGTGGAAGTGCGAGAACGAATGCTGGCATCCGACGCAGAACCACCGTAGCTTTCCGCTGAATCGAATCGAGACGCCTACGTGGTGTCCGATCAAGCATGAGACCGGGGAGGGAAACAAGTGACCAAGAAACGCCATCGGCCGGCCCCGCGGTGAGACCGGCCGATGGCGCATGGTGAGGTCACTTGGCTCGATGCGTCCGCTCCGCATCATCATGGGCCCGGTCCGCGTCGGTATGCTTCTCAGCCAGATCATCATGGGCCCGGTCCGCGTCGAGGTGCCGTTGCGACTGGAAGGACAAGCAGGTAGCCGTGGCAGCAGCAACATTGTTCATCGCGGTTGTGGATCGGGTAATCAGATCCACCAGCGTTGTCCGTCCGAAATCATCCAGCCGGATGATCGAACTTCGTAGGTTTTGTTCGCGTTCAATGGCCTCCCTGGAAACGCGCTCCTCTCGCCGCATCAACCACCTACCCATGAGAATCATCGCCGTGAACATCACGATGCAAGCCAACGCCACCATGCCAATCGCCCATCCCTGATTGTTGGCATTCTGCACAATGGTGGCAGCGGCATCGACTACTTTTTGCGTGGCCATGGGGTCCATGGTCAGTCTCCGTGCAGAGCTTTTTGCCGGGCCTTGAGCATCGCCGCCAGTTGCTCCAGGAACACCGCCACCACCGGCAGGACGTTGGCCGCCGTGGGGATCTCCTCCACCAGCGACCGGATCTTGGCAGTGATGGCTGCCAGGTCCCCGGTGATCTTCACCACATTGGCCTTGATAGCAACAGCGCCATCAAGCACCCCCGTCACCTTCGGGATCGTGTTGGACTCGATTGCCTGAGTCATCAGCGTATCAGCCGTCTGAGCCATCTTTGCAATGTCGAACATGGTCAGTTCTCCGTGAAAGTGATCGTGTAAGATCCAGCAGAAGGAATCGTCAACGTGCCGGCATTCATCTGACGGAAGGGCCCCGTCTTCAAGCTGACTGACAGGGGACCTGCCACCAAGGATACCGGGCCCAGCACCAGTTGCGACGGCACCGGCGGCGGCGGATTCGGAATCGGCGGCTGGCCAGTGAACTCGGCCCAGGCTTCCTGGAGACCGTCCAGGTTGAATCCGTCGAACGTCTGGCCAGTGGCCGGGTTGATGAGATCCTGATCCCGGTACCGGGCCCAGGCTTCTCCACAGCACTTCGAGATCCACGCCGGGGTGACCCACAGCACTTCGCCCCAGGTGACCAACTTGAAAGCTCCGTCTGCCCGGCGACCTGCCAGGCCCACGCAATGGTCAATCGAACCGGCCCGCCGTGGGGCGTCGATCAGTTGGCCAGCCGAGGCATTCATCAGGCTGGCCGAGCTGACACCCAGCTTCAGCCACTTGAAGTAGTACAGGGCTTTGGCGAAACCATCCAAATCCAGGGGATTGACGGTTCCATAGGGACCGCAGGGGTGACGCTTGCCGGTTGGGTCCTTCAGTCCATTGGCCGCCTCCCATGCCAAGTCCGTTCCCAGATCCAAGCCGGTATCGGAGCCGCCGGTCTCGGTAAAATAGTCATCCCGAACCTCAGCGTCGGACACGATGATGGGTTTTCGGGTCGCACCATAGGTGACGCCGAGTAAGTAATTCGCGTCACATGCTTTGACACAATCACCCAGCGACTCGTTCAGGAACATCTGAAACGAGTTGCAACCGTTCGTGCCGTCGAATACAGCCGGCGGCGGGGTGAGATTGCGAAGATGAAAGCCCATCGGCATCGCATTCCCCAACAGCAGCGGATGGGACGCACGGGCACCAGTCTTGCGGATTGTAGTAGTCAAGGAGCTTCTCCCTGTTCGAGCTTGAATTGCTTGGTGTCATCCAGCCACTTCTTCAGGATGTCAAACGACTGCATCCCGGTAATCCGGTTGGTCTCCTTGCCGTCCATCAACATAATGAACGTCGGCAGCAGAGTGGGCTTCCACTTGTCTTGAGCCGTGGCGTCCACATCGCAGTCAACGCGGGTAATCGAGTACCCGGCCGCCTTGAGCTTTGCCAACACCGGCTCCATCAGGTTGCAGGCCCCGCAGGTAGTACGGGATACCTCCATCAGGACCACTGTGCCTGTCGGCTTCGGTGGATCGACTGGAGGCACCGGGGGATTCACTGGCGGGGTCGGCGGCGTCACCGGCGTTGGGATCGGGTACAGCTTCGCCAGCACCGCAGCAAGCGTGGCGGCGTCCTGGGTGAGCTTCGCTTGGGCCTGTACCGTAGCAGTCTGGGCGGTGGCGATCTGCGTCTGCACGCTCGCCAGGGCCGTCTGTGCGGCCGTCGTCTGGGCCTGGGCCTGGGCAACGGCCATCTTGTCAGCCTCGCAGGCGGCGATCGCAGCCAACAGGTCGGCCGGGATGGGGGCCGGATCAGCCGTCTTGACGACCACCTTCGTGGTCTGCGGAGCCAGCGGCGGGGAGAACAGCGGAACCGGACAGCATTTGCTCCCCGGCGGGCAGCAGGGGGCAACAGCAAACGCCGTCGCCAGTAGAACGAGTAGTAAGTGCATCGAAAGTCCTCCTGAAAAAGCCCCCGGGCAGCCGGCACCCGCGGGCTGCCGGCCACCCAGGAGGAGACACCCGAAATCAGATGCCGAAGAACGCGAACAGTTGCAGCAGCCCGGCCAGGATGGCGGGGCCATTGGCCATCACCCACTTGAGAATCGCCATCCAGTCGATGGCCCCAACGATCTCGCCGTTGGCCTGCTCATAGGAGTACAAGCAAGCGTGCTCGACAATCGCAGCCAACCGGGGATGCTTCAACATCCCAGCCGCGATCTTCGCACACTCGCCATTATCCTTGCCCAGGGCGGCAAACGCCGCTTGGCAGTTCAACCCAGCCGACACGTTCTCGATACTCATCACACAATCCTCCAGGAAAAAGAGAAACTAAAGACGGTACTGAGCCGTCACACATCGTAAAAGACCACCTTCCATCGACAGGTCACTGCACGGGATCAGGTGGACATCCGCGTCGGCGATATGCTCACGCAACTTGCACTCCGTACAGGCATCCTCACTGACTCCGAACGCTGGTGCGAGGGCCAGATTGCCGATCCTCAGATAGTTGATACTGTACCCGTATCCCGGGTTGTAGTCATCAGCAAATGGGTAGCGGATGCGGAACTCAGCCTTACTCAGATGCACGCAGCGGTGGTAGGCGTTGGGGAACGATACTGTCGTCAGTCCCTCCCCATGCAGGATCTTCTTCAGGTTGGCGGTGTAGCCCTTCATGGCCGGATCATGGTAGTTGTTGACGAACACCGTATGGGCATCAGCGAAAGCCACGATACCATCGGCGTGCCCCAACGTGTCGTCAGGCTCTACCGGCAACGGGATGATCTCACCCTCCAGCAGCGTCTCCAGGTGATCCAGCAGGGCCATCCGGTCCGTGCCGGGATTGTCCAGGAACACCTGTTCCGTCATCAGGATGGTGGACCCGTGCCGTACGATGTTGCCGCCGTCCAGAACAATGGGGCTCATCCGAACACCATGGAACAACGACCGCCAGGTACATTCAGGTACCACCAACTGCGGGTACCGTTCAAAGTCCTTCCGATAGGTGAACTTGATGAATCCCTTGTTGACTTGAACGGGCATCCAATCCCTGAGCCAGATGTTGCGGCAGTCGTAGACGTTGCGCACCGTGATCCCCGCCATTGAGAGCGCGGATAGCATTGGCCCGTAAGTCTCGGGGTACCGCACCAGCGCGGCGGGAACGAACACGATGTTGTCGAGGGTGTCGGTCATGGAGTCTATCCTAGATGCAAAAGGTTACTGAACCGATCAATGCGAAGGCGAGCATCAGCAACACCAGTATGGCCCCCATAGAGCACAAGAACACGCCCTGAATTCCTCCCTCAATGATGCGCTGCTGCCACTCCGGACGTTGAAAGTATCGCTCCCAACTCCGTATCCACCGTGTTCTAGACATGATTTGCTCGTCCAATCATCATAGGGCCTCCACTCGGACAATCGCGTCCACTCCCGCTTCAACGTGATCGCTCACCTTGCAGCAGGGCCGGAAGCGGTAGCGGGAGTCCAGGGGGAGGATGGTTACAACCATCGATCCCCAGCGGATCATGCCAAACCGTTGGCTCTGGTTCAGGGTCACTGTCCGCCCCTCTCGAAACGGAACGATGCAATCAACGTCCTGGTCGGCAATCTGGACAAGGAAATACCAGTATTTCAGGTACGGGCAAAAGCACTTGTTTACGACGCGCTGGTTGTCCCGCATGAACTCCATCCCGCCGGCCACCTTGCCTTTGTTCAGGATATTCCGCTCCACAAAAAGCATAGGAACTTGCCGAGTCTTGAGCGGCGGCAGCGGAAACCTCGTCATGGTGCAATCACTAGCGGCACGGTTGACGTGAACGTCAGCAAACGACATGAACGTGGCGCTGACCAAGGCCGGCTTGTCGATGGACTGCTGATGGCCCAGCAAGTCGTTGACGCTACACTGAGCCCCCTTCACGTCGAATAGATCCTCGTCGGGTGTGAATCGTCCTTGCGTCGTTATGACCCCATCTGCGGAGGCCATAAAGACATCCCGATTGCAACGCAGCGGCCGGGGTGGATCTCGGAAGAACGCGGAATGTGCAGCCGTTTTCAGAGAGAGCTTCTGAAACTCTTCCACATCAGTGGCCAGCCATTCATCGAGACTCTTCATGGATCACCTAGACAACAGGCTGAGAAAACGCGGCGCGTGTCATGTGAAGCACGCAGCACGAAAGGCAAGCCCCACTCTTCTCAAATTCCGACAGATTGACGGGAACGAATTCAAGTCCATTCTGAACGGCGACCTTCTCCAGAAACTTCTCCTTCTCCATGTCCTCTTCCCAATCCTCGGACCCACGCTTGTGCTCTGGCAAGGAACTGTCACAGAGAAGGAGGTTCACCGTTCGGACGCAATTCGTGGCACCCGCGAACTCCAGCTTCTTCGGGACCGGGATGATCTCCATGTGCTTCTCGATCTGGGCAATCTCCTCCTTGCTCATCTGCGTTGTGGCAGCAATCACCTTCTCGGGTGTAAGGGGGCACAGGACGGTATCTAGGTGATAGTTTCGCTCATCACGCATCTCGATGCTGATGACCTTGCAGCCGAACTGCTTCTCAAACCACTGATGGGTTGCCTTTTCTGTTCTGATTCCGTGCGCCATACAGTACACATCGTCGATCAGATGCTTGCAGTCGGCCTCACCCTCAAAATGAGTGGGTGGTCGGTGCACTTCATACTCGCACAGCTCGAAGAACGTCTTGGCCGCCTTGTCTTCGCCTTTCCTCGGAGGGCTCTTGTAGTTGGCCACAACCACGATGGGCTTTGGTTTGTGCAGCAAAACTACGGCCACGTTTGCGACATAGATCCGATCAGGATAGTCCCCTGAGCACGGGAGCACATAGACCAAGCTGGATTCACTGGAAAGCCAGTTGTACAACCCTCCCCATTGCTGCCGTGCTTTGTCGAAGTCCTCCTCAATTTCTTCCGGTGTCAGAGCCCACATCCAATCGTTGTTGGGATCTGCGCAGTCCCAAGTGTGTGGGTACGCCATCATGTACACAGGCTGATCCAGGAGCGATGGATTCTCGATCTTGACATTCGCATCCGGCTTCTTCTGCGGGTTGCTGGTGGCCTGCTTGGGCTTGATGAGCGGTTTCTTATCGGGCATTGACGTTACCTCTCAATTCTTGCATCATCATCAGATAGGCCACGCGATCATCCCCCTTCGCCCGCAAGAGCCGGTTTCCGATCGTTCGTTGAAGATCCATCTTCTCTTCAGGAGTGGCCTCATCCCAGACCATCTTGAACTGTTCAACACCCTGGGTATGCTGGGCGTACCACCGCAAATCACTCATGCCGGCATGTTGGCTGAGAGACTGGGCAGCCTTGGAAGTCAACTCGGATTTCAGAACTGCCTCACGAAGGGCCATAGCACCTTCCGCTGGGTCCTTTCGCAGAGTCGCCAACAACGTGTGTTTGGCCTCGACTTGCTTTTTCTCCTTGGCGGTCATACCCTCGCCTAGATGTTCCAGGCTGAGGCGATGAGCCAATTCCACCGCGGCCGTGGCTGGGGCTGCAACAGTCGTGACACCAAAGCTCCGCGATGCCTGTCGCAGCATTCCCTTCTGGGGGATGTCCGTCCAATCCCCTTCCGCCTTGCCGGTGAACATGCCCACCATCTGGGCACCGGCATGATACAGCAACGGATTCTGAGACTCCAGTGTGGACCGCAAGTGTTCCTCGTACTGTGCCCAACCACCACCAGGGATCTTGTCGGCCTCCATCTTTCCACGGAGGTCAAACTGTTTGCCGGTGCCAATCTTCGCCACGGCAGATACCCCTGGTCCAAGTAGAGGGTGCAACCAAGTCTGGCCGATTTCTTGGATCATGTTGCCGATGATCTGGTTGGCATTCTTTCCCTGCCGAAGTCCTTCCACCAGGGATGGAACCCCGAAAAGCCGCATCCCACGTTTCAGGCCGATCATCTGCGGAATATCCAATACCCTCCGTTGCCCCTTCTCGTCGTCACCCAAATCGATCGCACCCAACGGCGTACCCGGGCGACCAGTGAATTGCCCCTGGACAAGATAGTTCACCAGCGGAGGAATCACCGCAAAGGCCATCACCACTTTCGATAGTTGCGCAGCACGGGCAGAAATCGCAGCTTCACGGGTGGCAGCGGTAAATCCCGGGTCTCCAGTCAGCATTCGACGGCCAAGACCCATTGCCATCTTTCCACCGGACAGGAAGGGAGAGATTCCCAAGTCTCGGATGGTTCGCTCCCATGACTTCATGGTGCGACGGTTGTAGTTCCCCAGCGCCTCCATGAACTGATTCCGACTCTCCTCCTTCGCTGCACCCCGCTTCACCAGGTTGTCAAAGTATTGATCGAACAGCACCCGCACAGCGGTATCGAGCTTGTGGAGGAACTTTGCACCGGGGGCCTTGGTCTCGAACTCGGGACGCAGGAGACCCCGCTTGGCCAAGTCGGCAATCCGTTTTAGGGACTCGGGCGTCTCCCGAAAAACGTCTGTGGCAGACTTCGCCATGTCGTGAATGGCGGTGAGGTTGTCGGCGAAGCTGGCCTTCTTCAACAAATCCATCCCAGCCGAAGTTGAACCCAAGGCATTCGCAACCGTGCGCCACATGGTGAGGGTATGGCTCACTGTGTCCATCTGAGAGGCCACTTGAAGCGCCGTAAATCCTTGGGCCCACCAGAACGGCTTCTGTCTCATGTCGGTTCCCAGCACATTCCGCAACTCCGTCACCTTGTCGGGATGCACCCAGAAGGCCGCCCGCTCATCCATGTGGGTGACACCGGTGTCGGGGTTGGTAACCGGCATATCCATGGGCATTCGCTTGAATCCTTCCGGAGGATCAAATGCCTCTCCGCGCGGGGGTTGTTCCACCGCCATACCTGCCTTCACCATGGAGTCCATCAAGGCAATCTTGGTGGCTTGGTTGTGCCGTGGTCCGATCACGGCCATTAGATTCGTCTCCAGATCGTTGGAGTAGTCACCGAGTCCGGTGGCCCGCCGCATGAACGTATCGCGCTTCACGTCTGGATTTCGGTAGCTGGAAGCCAGCGAGTTTTCCGGCAACTCCGTGCTGCCCTTCTGCTGGAACTCCTGCCACTGCGCAGCCCGCTTCTTGCTGATGAGGTTGACACGGGCACCCGTGTACCGTCCCCGTCCCACCTGGGGCGTGTCAGGATCAAGTCGCTTGTTCTCGTTGTACAACTGATCCATGTACGGGTTGACGTGTTCCTTCCAGCCTTCGATGGCTGCCTTCATTGTCGGATCAACCATCGCTTCCATAACGGTAGTCCGGTAATCCTCCAGATCGTGGGCGGTCTCGATGGCTTCCGCCCGTTCTGTGAACTTTCGAGCTTGGGCCATGTCGCCAGCCTTGGCGGCATTGGCAGCCTCGACAAGAGCCTGACGATGAATGTCAAGAACATTATCGGCGTTGAGCATGTCGGAGAATCGGCTGAGGAAAGCCTTGTTCTTCCAGTTCTCTCCAAACACCTGACGGAAGAGTTGACGAACGATGGGCTTGGCGGCCCCAGCCGCTCCAGCATGGGCCTGGGCAGCAATACGGACTTGGGGATCGGCCGAAAGCTGAGGCATGACGGACTTGCCGAACATTCCCTTGATTTGTTCTGCGGCGCTGGTGAAGAACTCACCCATGCCCCGTGGTACAAAGGCCATCACAGGATTGGGCATTGGTGAAAGAAGAGCGTCGGGGCCGCCACGGGCCTTCGCCTGCTCACCGAACATGGCCCCGATGTAGAAGTTCCCCTTTTCGTCCTGAACAAGATCCTTACTCAGCTTCGGATCGGACTTGGCATAGGCCGTATCGGAATACTTGTGCAGGTCCAGCACCCCTCGCTTCGCCATGTCTATCACGGCACGGTCGAAGGCCGCCTTGTCGGAGAACTGATCGCCGATCGCTCGGTGAAGGTCACGTAGCGATACCACCGCATCGTTACGAACGCCCGGCTCCAAGGTCTCCATGCCCTTGAGAATGACGTTTTCAAACGGGTGTACACCCGCCCCTACTTCCCCTTGCGGGACTTCTTCGCCTGATCGGCCGCCATGAACTCCTTGGCCACCTTCATCGGGGGCACCTTTACCCCGGACATCTTCGCCCACCGCCGGCCCGACGGGTGGGCGGCGATCCGCATCATCTTCTCTTGCGCCTTCGATCGGCTGGGCACGATTCTCTCCTTCTGTTGGGGGTGCTCCTGGCGTCTCACCAGGCGTTCCAGGTTGCGTTCCAGGGGCCCCCGGGGCCTGGGGCTCGCCAGGAGCCGCCTGGGCTTCCTGCTGGGATCGCCATGCCGCCGCCCGTTCCTTGGAGCGGATCTGACGCCGGCTCATACCCTCCATGGCCGCCCCTGGAGCGGCAAGGACCGCCATGGGGCCAATGGACTGGGCGTAAGCCTTGCCAGCGTCCAGTAGCAGTTGCTTGACTTCCACAGGCTTTCCCTGGGCCACGTTCTCAATGGCCGAGTCGATGGCCTTTGCCCCCGCCATTACCACGGGACCATGTAGCAGGACCGTCTTGGCGTACTGCTTGACAATCGCCTGCCCCAGTTCATTCGTGATTTCGTCGCCCACCTTGCCGCGGAGGGCCTCGGGGAGATTGGCAAACAGAAGCCCCTTCAAGCTGGCACTGACCGTCGCCGCCCACCGGGCCGTGCTGGGGGCAACCCCCTTCTCCAAGAGGCTGTCATAGGTCTCATCGTACTGGCCGGGCATGAAGGTGGCCGCCGTCGCTGCCCCCCGGGCTAGGCCCACCGCTTTCGCACCAGCACCCAAAGCCTTGGTAGCCACGCCAGCAACTTTTCCCGCACCACCGGCCAAGGCCAATTCAGGTATCATCCCAGCAGCGCCCACAACCCACTCCCGCGGATCGGCCCAAGATGCTTCGGGATTGGAGATCGGGTCAGCACCCGACCTGGCATTGTAAATCTGCTTGGCAAATCGAGCGGTTTCCGGATCGGGGCTTTCCTCTAAGCCGGTCCACTTCGCAATGGTTCCTCCCAACTTTTCGGCACCGGCCAGAAGGTTTACCCCAGCACGCCCAAGTGTTCCCAAACTGCTGACTCGTTTGCGAAGGCTGGCCTCACGATGAACAGCATCAAGGAACTGATCGCGGGCCTCTTTGGGAATTTCCTTGGCGGCAGACAATGCAGCCGACTGCGATGGGGCCCCGAAGGCCGTCAGTTCCGCCACCTCGTTCACATGCTCGGGACTTCCCGGCTTGAACGTGGTGGATCTACCACTGGTCCACCGCTCGGCGGCACTCGGGCTAAGGGGCTTCTCAGGAGACACTACTTCCGAAGCAACAGGAGGGGCAGACGATTGGACACCACCTTCAACCGGAAACTCCTTCAGCCAGTCGTGACCTTCCACCGTCGCGGTTGTACCGCCGCTATTGACAACCGGAAATTCATCGAGCCAGTCAGCCATGGTGTGTTACGGAATATCGTGTTTCTTACCATCGGGACCAATGAATTGCTTCACTCCTTGCGCTTTCAAGGCCATTACTTCGTCGCGTGATTTGGCAGTCGGGATTGCACTTTTGCCTGGTGCCTCCCGTCCCCATCGCATCATTCCACTGCCGTCGAATCCTGCCGTGACCGGCGCTGGCGGAGCTGCTTGCGGCGGTGTCTGCGGTTGCGGAGACTCGCTCGGTGAGTCCTGTTCATCCTCAAGGCCCAGATGCCTTAGCCCCCGTTCCAACTCCGCACGATATTGGGCAATCTGCTTGGCGTTGGGTATTCCAATGTGTGTTTGTCCGGATTCATCAGTAAGCAACTGTGTTTGTCCGGCCCACTTTGCAGTGTGCTGATCGAGAAATAACCCCAACCTTCCCTGTCTCGACTGCTCTGGTGTCTCACGCATCTTCGGATGCTGCATTTCGTGCATCGTCTTCATCGCCGCCATGGCATGGTCATCGACCACGTACCGCCGCTCCCTGCCGTTCCACACCATCGGCAGCCCCTTCATCTGCTCGGCCACGTCCTGACCGTACTGCTGGGCTACCCGGGCGTGGATCACCTGATCCCTGGAGTAGGGCTTGAAGTAGGGCCTGCCATCCGGGCCTTGGGCCCACGTCCCATTGGGAAGTGCATCCCAATCGGCCTTGGTGGGGACCTGGGGCAAGTGTGCCCACTGTTGCCGCTGTTGATCCTGCTGCTGCTGTCGGGCGGCGGCAATCTCCTCCTCGCTTGCCGCTGGAGCCGACTGGGCTGATCGCTGGGTCGTCTGACCTTGCCGCCAGAAGTTGTTGCCGGTGGTCACCGGAGGCGCAGGCGGCGGCGGTTGGGGCGACTTCGGCTCGGGAACGCCCTCACCAGCCCCGGCCACCTGCTGGTCCTCACCACCGGCCGCGGGAGGCTCGGGAGGCTTCCAACCGCGAGGCAGCGTCAGGCCGCCCGTCTTCATGTCCAGTTGCCACGGCTTCGAGCGCTCGCTGGGATCAAGCTGGGAAATCAGCTTCGCCTTCATGGTCTCAGGCGACTGCCCCTGTTGCTCGGGCGAGACGGGGGCCGCCTGCCGCATGATGGCCACCCGCTTGGCGACCAACTTCTCTTCGACGGCCTTCTTCGCTTCGTCCGTCAGATCGGGATTCATGGCGTTCTCATGCCGCTGATTCTCGATCATCTGGAGATCCTGGTTGGCCAGCGGACTGGGAATCCGCAAGTCTCCCGAGGACAACCCTTGGGCAATCTGCTGGTCCTGATGTTGCTGACGACGCTGCCGGATCTCCTCCACCAGCCCCGGTGCGTAGGAGTCGTCTTCCTCGCCCCGCCGTAGGATCTCATCGGCTGCATCTTCCCCACGCATGGCCAGGCCAGCCGTCACCGCCTGGTGCAACGCTGGGTGGACGCCAGGTTCCGGTTGCTGATGCTCCACGGCAAACAACCCGTGAATGTAGTGCTCACGCAGGGTATCGTCAGAGGCCGACTGGTAATCGGTGGGAGCATCCCCAATCATTGACTGGAGACTTCCCTGGTCACTTTCCAGGTCGGTGGGCGCGTATTGAGTCGAACCGTCAGTGGACATGATCTACTCCTAAAATCCTTCACCAACGATGCCCGAATCACCGCCACCGCTATAGTCCGGTGCCCCACCGCCGAGATCCATACTCCCGTACTCGCCACCCCCGCCGCCCAAGGAATAGCTGCCGTAGGCGTTGCCCGACGAGTCAATCCCAGGCATCGAACCGCCACCACCGCCACCCAGGCCGCCACCTTGGAAGGCCAGCGGCCTGTCAAACGACACCCCGCCACCACCGCCCCCGCCACCTCCACTGTTGCCATGGGCGAACAGTCCGGCATACCCCAGCCCCAAGTTCTGCCCGAATTGCGACTGTTGCTGTGCCATGCGGGCCCCCTCCATCCCAACCGTGCTCTGGAAGCCCACCTTGGTCTTCGTCAACTGGTCGTTGAGGTTGTTCAGCGCTCGCTGGTACTGATCCATGTACCCCATCCGCATCGAAGGCATCACCGTGGTGCCCGTCAATCCCGTGCCGGCCAGCTTCGCCATCCCAGTTCCCATGGCTGACTGGTAGTTCTGCTTCAAGTCGGCCTGCTGGGCATTCCCGTACCCCTGCAACTCGCTCATCACCGACGAGTACAAGTCGCCCGGGTTGGGGACATTGCCCACGTTGTAGCCGCCAGCACCACTTTGGGCCTGACTGCCGAACCGCTGCCCCATCATGGCAGCCACCATCGTATTGGCCATCTGACTCATAATCGTTATCCTTTAGTATCCCGACAGGAAAATCCACATCGTGTTTGGGGCCACGCGAAATGTCACGCCGGTAATTGGGTCAACATATCCGTCATGCCATAGTAGTGTTGCAATGTCTGCGTCTGGCCAGCGTGCATTGATGGCAAGTTGCCCCTGGATGATAGCAATTTCAAATGGTACGCCTGCACGGTCAAAGGATTTTTTAGGGTTTAACCTTCCTGGAGCTGCCAACGGAGAACACACAAACCCACCAAGGGATACGAGGAGGTTAGCCTGAGTCCAGATGGTGTAGTAGTCATCACGAGTCAAATCCGGTTCTGCCAATATCCCTTGAATCTCTCCATCGGGAAGACTCGTTGTCAATCCGCCCACCAAACCACAGGGCATAACCAAACCGTCGCAGTACAAAAATCCTCCACCACTAGGGTTTACTGAATACGAAAGGTCGAACATAACATGGCATCAAGATGATCGTGGAACAACAATCCGAGTGGGGTAGCAAATCTGATTCGTCGTGTCGAACATCATCACCGGCGCGCCGCCATTGGCTGCTGCAATGACAATCGCAGCCGTGCCATCCACCGCTGGAGCCAACACCATCTGGGCCCCCGGGAACGCCTTCAGATCCCCGTTGGTGATGTACCAGCCCTTCCCATCGTGGCCCGGGCTCACACCGTCATAGGGCAGGTCCGACGATCCAGGCGGGTTCTTCTTCTGCTGGTCCTGTACCGGCTTGCTGATCGGGTTATTCGGATCACTGACCGGCAACGTCAGGTTGTTGAAGGCCATGATGAGCCGATTGATCGCCGCCCAGATAGCATCCAGCTCACCCTGGCTCGACGCTGCCGGGTTCACCTGCGGCATCTCACCAAACTGCAACGGATATGGACGAGAATTTGCCATCTACCTGAGTGGCCCACCTTTCCGCGTCTGCACCCGGATCGCTTCCATCGCCCAGCCGGTACCGGCAGATACCAAGATCCCAATCGCCCCACCACGGCAATGGGGGTACGAGCGGTGGTTGAAGCCGGCCGGCCATGTCCCACCGCTCACCGAGACCAGCGACGGGATGGCCGCCACGATCTGCTGGGCCGTGTCCCCCACGAACAGCCGGTAGTTGGCCGCCGTCGATGCGCTGTCCAAGTCGGCCGCCAGGCTCATTAGGACGCCCTCGTAGCCCGGGCCCCCAATCCGCACCGGGCCATACACCACCTCGGCCATGAAAGCCACACCGTCGTCACTGGTGGCCGCCAAGTCAAAGGTACGGGCATACCCGTCCAGGTCCCCCAGGATCGTTATCACCGGGGTAGCCGGCCCGGGGCTGTACCGGATCATCGCCGTTGCCTGCATCGCCAACGGGAACACCTGGGGCCAGAACGAGCTGCCCACCCAGTCCACGAAGTAGTGGGTGCCCGTGGCGGTAATCACCACCTGGGACACCGGGCTTGCCCCCGTGCCCGCCGTCGCCTGCAAGAGCACGTTGCCCGAGGCGTCCGTCACCGTAGTGGTGACCGGGATCGCACCCATGGTGCAGGTAATGACCTGGCCAGCTACCAGGAATAGCGGCAACGTGTTGTCCTGTCCACCGGAACCAGGGCCCCTGGCCTCCACCGAATACCACCCGGTGACCGGGGCGGTGAAAGTCCCCGTGCTAGCAATCGTTGTCACCGTCGCTGCCAAGGGCGTCACCGAAATGTGAATCCCTCTGGCCTCGGTGTCGTAGCACAGGGTTACGGTATTGTTCAGCCGATCCACCTGGAGCAACTCCTGGGGCAGCGTCGGCCGTGATAGCGGTTGCGGATACGACTGCCCGCCCGGGGCCACCTGATACAGCCCATCCCGTGATAGCACCACCAGGGAGCTGTCAGGCAGCCGACACCAGGCGTTGGGGCCCAAAACGCCAATCTCCCGGGACAAGGCCGTGATCGTGCCACCATAGGCGGGATCGGCCGTCAACAGCCACATGGACCGCTCGCAGCCGAAGATCAGGTAGTCGTCCGAGTGCGGGATCAGCGCCGTCAGGTTGTCGGGGATGCCCCCCGCCGTTGTCGCATTGCCCGCTACCGCCCGGCTGGCGTCGTTGGGGTCGTATCCGTAGTCCCAGTCGTTGGGGTCCAGAACCCGACTCATGTACCAGATCGGCCCGGGCTGCCCGGCCAGCACCAGCCGCCCCCGATAGGTGCAGCACAGCGGGCAGTTCAGCGGCGGGATGCCGTAGTACAGGCTCGTCCAAGAGAGGGTATACGACACATTCGTCCGGTCGGCATCGGTCGTGGTGTCGTCCAGGGTAAGTGTCGTGGTCCCCCGTGTCCCCACGGCCACCAAGTACTGCGAGGTTCCAATCCCCGAGACGTTGGGGATCGTCAGGGTGAGCATGGAATCACTCGATGCCTGGGGCACCGCCGCCCAACTCCCACCCGTCAAGGTCGCCACTCCAGCAGCTATCGTCACCAGCCCCACGTTGTAGTGGGCTGCCGGGATCGGGAAGCTGCCCATCAAGGAGGTCAACGCCGCGGCCGGCCGGGCAGGGTCGAACACCTTGGGAACTCGTCCAATCTGCCAGGTGACCCCGCTGGCCTGATCGGTCATAGCCCCCGTGAACGTGATGTAGCTACCATCCGCGGCCACGCTCGTGATGGGGAAGATGTTCGATTCCAAGTCCACCAGCCCGGAGATCCACACAACGTCGAGTGTCAGGTCGATGTTCAGGGTTCGCCAATCCGTGATAACCCCACTGTGATCGGAAAGCCGATTCGTGCCGGAAATGGCTCCATCCAATCCCGTCAGGTTCGGCGTCCGGTAGTCAGCGATGTAGTACAGGGGCCCCACCTGAGTCCCCTGCAACTGTGGAGCATCTGGGTTAAGACTCCCAGTCGTCTGAGTCAAATGCCCAGGGTTGCTGGTGTTCTGATAGAACTTCCCATCACTGACAGCCACCAGCACGTTCCGCGAAACCCCATCGCTTCCGATGTACCCCGCAGATCCCAGGAGTTGAAAGGGCAGGCCCCCGCCCAACTGCTCGGCATACGCCTTGCTGATCGCTGGCCGGGAGCCGCCCCGTTGACGAGTGGCCAGGGGGTCAAATGGACGGCAATTGACCGTGTACGGGGTCGCGTAAGGCTTGCCCGTGGCAATTTGGAAGCCCACATTGCGCACGAGCCCGCCTATCGGGAACATCAGCTCGATCACTCGTGACTGGACTGGCATGTCGGTCTCCTCTCAACGAGTGAGACTATGCACCAGCAATGGCAATCCAGTTCGTCCCATCACTGAAAAACGCAGCGCCCTTGTAGGTCGCAATCGTCAAATGCGTCGTGGCGTTGATGGTCTCAGCGGCATTGGGGAACACGTCCGCAGTCTGCGCCGAGTTGTTCAGGACGTAGACGATCCTTCCAGCCGCAGGAGCCGGTAAGGTCACGAACACATGGCTGGCGTCGGCACAGGTCACATAACAAACCTGCTTCGTCAACGCCGTCTTCCCGCCCGTCAGGCCAGCCGCAAAGGTGCCATAGTTCAGGGTCGAGAAAGCACCCGAACCGATGATGAGTCCACCCGTCAAGGTCGCCAGGCCAGAGGCCGTAAGCGTCGAGACCGATGCACCACCGCTCAAGGCAGAACTGACACCCGTGCCACTCACTCCATAGCACTGGAGCAAGAACCACTGCCACGAATCGACAGCCACCTCAATCGAGATGAACGTTGCCCACTGGCCCGCCGCCGTGTAGTTGATCGTCGAGTTGGTGCCGTCGAACGTACCCGACACCAGTAGGGCCAGGTCGCCGCCATGGGTTCGCAGCGAGACGGTCGCAATCAAACCCGGCCGATCAGGAGGCATCAGCGTGCGAGCTTCGGCCCCTGCGGTGTCGATCTGTAGGAGCGCCAGGTGCCTGTCCATGTAGACATAATTCGAGCCGACGACAGCGCCCGGATCTTGGATGAGGTTCCAGATCACCCCGGCGCATAAGTCTGAGGCAATACGATGGGGATCAGACATAGCAAAAACTCCTTGAAAAAAGGTCAGATGTTGTAGCCAGGCATGTTTATCGAACCACCACAATGGCGGATGAAATGGTTGTCGTGATCGTACTCGTCATCACAGCGACCCTGCCCAAGGCTGTCGGCGGTGTCGTACTCGGCATCCCTCTTGGCCGCCTGAGCCAACATCACCCCAAGCTGCTGGCCATGGGGACCCTGGGGGTTGTCCTCAAGGTTGCGCTCGGCAGCTGCCAGTACACTCTCAAGCAGCACCGGTGCCAGCACTTCAGCCCCGAGGGGGATTCGATTTGTCGCATCGAGCATCAGCGGGCGAAGGGTGAACACCCCAGTCAATGCCAACGCCGCCGAGGGGATCGGCCAGAAGATGATGTTCCGCAGCGAGCCCGGAGGCGTCGTCGGATCGAACACGGCATTGATGATCGCAAAGTTTCTCGGGTGACCGGCGATGTTGTCACGGGCGAGATTCTTGCGGATTTCCACCTCCCGGATCATCTTCACTTCCCGATGCTGCCACCCCAAGCCGGTGGGCATCGTCAGGGGCCCGGCCACCGAGTCCACATTGGCCGGAATAGGGTAAATCGGACTGGGTGTGAACGTCGCTGGGGTGGCCACCGCAATGTCAGCAGGCGGGCTCACCAACGTCACAGGAGAAGTGCTGGACAAGTTGTAGGTCTTGCCCTTGAACGACACGGTAGAAGTCAACGCCAACCACGTCGGCAGCGTGCCGGTCACCAGGGTGACAACCCCCGATGCCAACGTGATGGTGGCCGCCGTGTACGGGGCGATGGTGTTGATCGTGAGCACCTGGCGAAGGAAGCTCCAATCCCTGAACTGGTAGACCGCCTGAAGGCCGTCCCGGATGCAGTCGTTGATCTGGACAATCTGATCCGCACTGGGAAACGGGCTACCCACCGTAAGCGGAGTCGCCACCGACCATTGGCCGAAGTAGCTCCCTGCCAACTTCGCCTGTAGACTCTGGAAAGTGACCCCCATGGAGGTTGTGGCCTGGCTGGTCACGGCCTCTAGACTGTGCTGGAAGTAGTAAGTGGTTCCGAGATAAATCACCCGAACCCAGGCGGTGTACGCCAACCCCGGGGCCGGCTCGGTGAAGGTGTAGGCGAACAGGCCGGTAGACAACTTTGTCATTGCCGTACCGGCAGCAACCACCGTCGCGTTGGTGTCATCGCGCTTGACGCCATAGGCACCCGTGGGGTCAATCAACGTCATCGACGTGGGATCGGTGAGCCCCAACCCGTCGATGTACCAGTTGCGTTCGATAGTTCGTGTGCCCATAGTTACACCGCTTCCGAGTAGATGTTGATTTCTTCGGTGGTGATACCGGGTGGCGTGGTGGTGTTGTTGACAGCTATGGTTCCAATCGTGAAGCTGTCCTGCTTCGCGCAGGCGATGCCGCCGATGGTGGCCATGACAATAACCGTGATCTGATCGCCATCGGCCCAGGCGTTGGCCCCCGTTCCCTGCGAGACGGTGTACTCGTAGCTGCCGGTCTCTTGCCCGATAGGACCGGTGGTGGTGGCCACCATCGTGATCCCATTCCGTTTGACCAACAACGACGGCAACGAATCGGCACTCACCAGGGCCCCATTCGATCCGAAACACAGGATGCGACCGTAGAAAGTGCCGGTGGTCGGGATGTAAGGGCCCATCGTTTGATCCTCGAAAACTGCCTGAGGCGAAACCACCGTGGCCTGGACTTGGAACAGCGGCAATGTCAAGGTCTGAGCATTGCTGGCCGTCAACGGCTGCAACGTCGCACTGGCTGACAAACCTACTGGAATCTGGCTGGCTGATTGAATCGTCGGATCGATCAACGTGCAGGTAGCAGCAAACGTCTGCAACGAAATCACCGTAGCCGTCAAATATACGACGGTGGGCTCTTGCACCGTCGCATTGCCGGAAAGCGTCGGCAGCGAAACCTGAGTGTCATCGACAATGGTAGGAGCGTATAAGGTCATGTTTGAGCGACGGTAATGAATCCAGCAGCATTGATGGCAAGCTTGAAGTCACCACCACCAAGAGCGCGGGGCAATAACGATCCGGCATCCGTGTCAATGTACGCCAGGGGCACACCGTTGCTGCCATCATCCCGATAGACCACGGCAGCCTTGACCGTTTGCCCTGCCTCCAGACTTCCAAAGTCAATGTCGGCACAGGAGATTTTAGCCAAGTCGGTGCTGTTGTTGGCCGTCACTGTAGGTGTCCCAATGGTCTGCGTTGCGTAGGAGGCAACGGTAATCAGAATCAAACCCGACTGATCGAGAAACGTCGTGTCGTCCTTGTTTGGTGTGTACGTGCTGGTGGAACGAACCAAGGCACACTTGTAGGTGCCAGCCTCCCAAGCCGTAGCTGCCTTGAGCAGATCCCGCAGGCCGATGTTGTACAGCAGATTTGCCATGATTGGTTCCTAGATTGCGGCCGTCAGGACCGGCAGCGAAATAACGGTGGCCGAACTCATCCAGCGGCCCAGGTAACTTTCCACGCTCTGTCGATCCGTGGTGCCCAGCACGGTGGGGAAGACCAGCACCTCGAACAAGTTCAGGTAGGAGTTGCGATTGCCTCTCCACTGCGCACCCAGCCGCAGGCCGGTGATGTAGGGGAAGGACGGCGTGCTGCTGGTGGACACCGTGGAGTCCGCCTCGGCCACCCCGTTCTTGAAGGCGTACCAATGCGTCGTACTGACAGTGAGCGAGTACAGATAGGTCTCGTTCACCGAGTACGCCGTGCCAGTGGGATCAACGGACGTGCCCGCGGGATACACTGGATAGATGGCACCCCATCGAGGTGTAGTCGTGATGTAGTGGGGCGACCCGCTATCGAACGACGAGCTTTGATCGGGCTCGTAGCTGATCTCCGGAGCGTAGCCCGTGTTGCCGTCGCCGAGGAACTGAGCCGCAAAGCAGATCGTGTGGGGCTCTTGCAGGGCTGTGAAGGCGGCCAGCATGTACTTCCAGTTTCCACCGGCCAAGAGGAACTGAATCCCCGGCAGGCTCCCTACGACATTGGCCACGAAGGACGGCTGGTTGACGGTGGTGGCCTGGACGGCGTTGTTGCCGTTCCCGCTCTGATCGGCCCATGCCGAGACCGTGCCGCCGGACTGGGTGACGCCCATGTCCGCAGCCAGCCAAAGTTTCGGCGATAGATCCAGGGGAATGGCCATCTCAACTCCAAGTCGTGTAGGCGTCACCGATGCCCAACGTGTTCAGGTACGGCAGGAAAACAGTCGTCACATCCAGGAACGCTGCAATCTCTGTTGGCAAGGCATTCGCCAAGGCGGTAAGCGTGACGTGCCAGGTACTTCCAGTCAGTGTCAAGGTTTTGGTGTACGTTCTGCCGTCCTTGGTCACGCCCACCACGTTCCACACGCCCGTCTGCCCGACACGGGTGATGCGGTGCGAGGTCATTGGCAGAATGGCATTCAACCGGAACAACGCCCGGTGCATGGAAATGATCTCCTCGCCCAGCGGAGAGATCGAGTTGTTGTTCCAGGCGTGAATGGTGCAATTCACGACATCGTTCTGACAACTGATGACACCAAGCTGTGGGATCGGAGGCATGATAGGTCCTATTCGAGGCGGGGGATACCCAGACCTTGGGAAACGAGTGTTGACGCCGCAGTCACCGCCGTGTCGCTTGCGCTACTCGACAACACGGTTATCACCACCACCTGAGAAGCGGCACAGTGAATGAGGATCACCGCTTGAAGCGTTGTCTCCGCAGAATCCTTCGTTAGCACCTGAGCCGCCCCGTTGACGGTGATACCATTGACGGTACCCTTCCATGTAATCAATGTAGCGCCCACCGCCAACCCCGACAGCCGGCAGTCGATCAGCCAATCCCCAGCCCCCGGAGTACCGGTGTAGATCGTGTAAGCGCTGGTGTGAATATCTGCACTCACGATGCGGTCCCCACAAGGTTACGGATCAGCGGCCGATCAGAGATCGAACAAGGCGGGCGGCAACTCCTGGAGGCGTAGTTGACACGGAAACCGCCGAAGCGGTCGCCGTTTTAGTGCCGCCGTCGGTGACGATGCAGCGATACCAGTACGTGCCAGAAGACAACCCGCTGTCGCCATAGCTTGTGCTGCTGGAGTTGCTGCCAATGTTGGCCCACACTCCCGGCGATCCACTGGCGTCCGGGGCTCGCTGGAATTGGTAGGTGTATGGTGATAGTCCGCCGCTGGCTGCCGTCGTAGACACGGTAAGCGTCGTGCCCGTTACGCTGGACGTGCTGACCGTGCCCGCCGTGACTGCGGACAGCCACCATTTGTCGTACAGGTACGACTCAACGGCTTGGCGGTCGGTGTCGGAGAGGGCGCAGTTGAAGGCAATTAGCTCCGCACCCTGAGAATCAGAAAATTCATTGGTCCCACCGATAGCAGTTGTGTCTGACCCGCCGAAACCTAATGTTTTCGGTCCAGCGTGGGGTGAACCGGACGCAAGCAGCGTTCCAGAGGAATAGAAATACCCAACCGACCCGCTGCCAATGCCAGTATAGAGTTTCCAGTCGGTCGTCGCGGAAGGCGATCCACTGGGTGTCACCCAACCTCCGTAGAACGCCTGATCTTGGGCAGCACGCCACCAGCCCAATAACCAGATATCATCGCTGGTGTGGACAAGACTGGTGATAACTCGCTGCCAGTCCTGCACTGTCGTGAGTCTCCCAATGCCAACGACAGTCCAATCACCTGCACTCAGATCAACAGTAGAAATAAGTTGCTGCGTCAGGCTCTTCTGAAATTGCATCACCGACAAGCCATTTAAGGCATTCGCAATCACGGTTCCCGACCCAACGGCATTTCTGCCGTACCCGCTCTTGTCCGGCCATGTAGCCAACGAGCCCGCCGACAATTCGGAGGCATCGAGCCACAGCACAGGATTCAGACTGAGCGGGACGGGCATTACAGACTCTCTGCGGTGGTCTTGGCGGCGCTCAGTCGGGAGACGGTCTGCTGCACCTTGAGCCGGGCATCAGCCAGAGCGAGGCTTGCCATCCCAGCCGCCGTCTGTTGGGAGGCGTCCCCGGTGGCACTCGCCAAAATGTCCGACTCGATTACCGCAATCGCTGCGGCATTGTCGGACAGGATGGCGTTGGCTTGATCCAGCCCCGTCTTGATGCTGAACTGAGCGGCGGCGATCTTGGACAAAGCGTCATCGCACTTCTGCGTGATCCGCTGCGTGGCGGTCAGATTGTCATTGAATCCCATAGGAATCTCCTGTCAACTATTACTCTCGTAGCAACTACGTCTTGAGGTTGAGATCGAACACCCCGGCCGCATTCCCGATGGCCTTCAGGTGGGCCGCCGGATAGCACACCGCCGGCAGCGGGCAGCACATATTGGCACCCACCGTGCTGGTGGCCGCCGTCCCTGCACCATCCTGCAACGGAACATAAGGGCCGGCTTCATGGAGCGAAGACAACCAAGTCAGCGTGCTAATGCTGGTGGTCGCCGGCATGTAGATCATGCCCCCGGCGTACTCCATCATGGAAATGGGCGTGCTGTCGGCTGCGGCCGTTCCCACCGCCACGCTGATCTGATGAACGCTGGCACGAAGAATGTAAGACATGACGCCCTCTCTTAGGGTATGAGCATGATATCCATGAACGGGTAATCGACGCCGCTACCCGATCCGGTGAAGGTTCCCACCACGTCGCCCACCGTGACGCCGTCCTTGACGTTGCCGGCGCTCAGGTTGGTGATCGACGAGGCCACCTTGCTGCCGTTCTTGGAGACGTTGAGGATCTTGTAGCTGGTTCCCGTCCAGACGTTGGCCTGGCCCGGATCGGTGTTGCGAGCGGCTTCGTCGAAGGTGCCCGCAACGGACAAGATGGTCGCGCTGTTGAGAATCGAGGCTGCCTGGGCTGTTACGGCCGCTTGATCGGTGACCAACTGGGCGGCCGCGGTGGTTGCACTGGTGGGATAGGTCCCCGCGCTTCCACCGGAGTAGTTATTATGACCGGTCACAGTGTAGGCCGCCGCCACCACGCCGCTTTTGAGCGTGTAGAGCGTCATGTCGAGCGTGCCCTGCTGGCCCAACACGGTCTGGGTGCTGTCAATGTAGCCCGCGGCGGCGAGCACAGCCGCTTGATCGGTGGCAAGCTGCGCAGCCTGGCTGGTGGCCGTCGTGGGGTACGTCCCCGCATCGCCACCTGGGTAATTGGAGTGTCCGGTGACCACGAAGGACGCTGCTACCACCGACGACTTGAGTACGTAGGTGGACAGATCGCTACCGATATTGAGCGACACGTATCCCGTTGTGTTAGCCCCCGTGACTTGAGCGGCGTTGATTGTAGTCGGGGCAACAGCATTTCCGATGACCAAAGAACCACCTCCGGAAATCGTCAACGATGCGAAGGTGTAGGAGACTGGAGCTAAATTATCCCCACCCAGCGTATTGGCGTAGGCACAGACGATGGAATCGGTGGAGGCGGGTACTACGGCATTTACAATGGCTCCAGATGTTGCATCCGCGTCGATATCGGAATCGGCTGTTGTGCAGGAAACAGAAGACGACCCACTGCCTCCGCTGGTTACCGTGTACGTTCCGTTGGGGCTATAAGAACTTCCGGAAAGGCTGAAGCCACTCGCGATGAAAACGCTTCCGCTGGAGACCTCCGCACCAAAGGTTCCAGAAATCGTAAAGGTGATTGTGCCGCTGGAAATGGTGACATGCGTGACTGTATACACCGGCCAAAAAGCAGACGACAAAATCATACCCCCGACACTGGTAAATCCAACTTCAATCGGCCCGTCGGCGATGGTGGTGAAGGTTGCCATATTCACGATCTCCAGTGACACGATCTTCAAAAACCACCGCCTCCCGAGTGCCGATTTCTCGACACCCGGGAGGCTTTCCCATTCAAAACTACCCGACCGACGACTACGGAGGGGCCGTGTCCGGGCCCGTCAAGGTGTAGCTCGGAGAAGCCTGGGCACAGGCCCACCACTCCATCCACACCCCCAAGGCCGCCGGCGTCCCACCACTCGCCACATTGCGAACCCCGAACGTTGGGGCCAACAGCGTGGCATTCGGGAAGGTGTACGTCAGCCCGTAAGGCGTGGTGTTCTGGGTCACCCCTCGCACCAGGCGCGCCTTAGTGACCTCAACACCGTTGACGTACCAGCGCAGGAAGCCCAGGCTGGCCTGGTAGCGGAAGCCCAGGTTGATCCAGCTCGGGACGTAGGTGTTCACCGTTACCGGATTCGTGACCGAACCCGCCGAGGCAACCACCGTGCCCAAGGCCGCCAGGTTGGTGTTCAGCGTTCCATCCACCAAGTTCTGGGCCGCACCCGTCGTGGCCGTGGCACCCAGCATGTAGGTGCCAGAACCGTTCTGGTACATGCCGCTGACGGCCCCCGTGGTGATCGCACCCATCCGGGAGAAGCCCACGAAGTCGCCCGCGGAATAGAACGGCGGCGAGCTGGCATGAGTCGTAAACAACTGGGAAGTCGTCAGCGCCGACGGCTGGGCCAGCCCGAGGAACCAGGCCCACTTCGCGGCGGTGATCGCCGAAAACCGTAGCCGGGCCTCGAAGCACAGATCGAAGTTGTTCAACACGAAGGGGCAGCACAGCGCGTTGCCCCGCTGAATCACGGCTTCGTGATCCGCCGTGGCGGCCATCGTCGCCTTGATGATTCCCGCCTCGCCTTGAAGCGTTTCCGCAATCTGGGCGAAGGTCGTTCCACTTCCCGACGCCAGCACGCCATAGTTGCCGCTGTTGTACGGGTTGAACTCGTCGATGAAGCCGTAGCCGTAGTTATGGTCCTGCATGGCAAGAATCTCGTCCACCGGGAAGTTATCCCAGAGAGATCCACTCAGACCATAGCCCGGCTGGCTCGAAACCAACGTAGGACGTTGCATGTTTTGGTACTCACAAAAAAAGGCTCAATGTTCAGTTTTTTTCAACCCACTGCCACCGGCAGAAGTTAGTCGTTCTCGGTCACCCACGTCAGCGACGTGCCAATGAAGTTCGCTCGCCGATCCAGACACACGATCTGGTTCGAGTCGTCCATCACCCGCCACCGCACGTTGTGACGGTCCTTGTCCTGGTACGGAGTCCGCTTGACCATTCTCAGCCCAGGGGCGTAGAACGCCTTGAACTTCGTCCAGTTGAGGCCCAAGAACACGCCATCCGTCCGCAGATTGGCCGATTGGCTGTTGGTCCAGGCGGGAACCCAGTTCACGGGCACATTGCGGATGTAGCACACACCGCCGTGCGCGGCCAGGTCGTCGCCGATGTTGTCGTTGCCCTGTTGCAACAGCCGCCGCATGAGCTGGATGCGGCTGTACGTGGTGAGGAACTCCCACTTCGGCTTGCCCGGGGCCAACTCGGGATAGCTCTGGGCCGGCTTGAAGTAGCACTTGTCCATGCACTCCATCACCTTGTCGATGAAGTCGTTGCGGCTCACCTGCGAATAGGTGAAGCAACGGTTCGACCAGTTGGTGTACTTCGTGCAGTCCACGTTACCGCACTCGGAGAACCCCGGAGGATTCCCGCCGTAGAACCCGGAGCCGGTATGCGCCGGCACACCAGCCACGGTGCGAGTAGCCGCCGAAGTCATCGGCATGGGCTGAATCCACCACAACGGACCGGACGGCGAACGGGGCACCAGCGTCGGACCAGTCGGCCCAGGCCCCATCATCAGGTCTTCCATGCCCGCCCAGTAATCGTTGTACATGGCGTGTTCCAACACGTCCATGTGGTTGATGATCTCTTCCGCGGAACGCTTGAACACGTCCTCGGTAATGTCCACGGTGTAGTTGGTCGTGTTCTGCGACCAGCCCATGTTGCCGTGGGTGAGCATTTCGACCCGGTTCGTCGCGTCCACCGCATACGGACCGGACAGAGAGAAGTTGCCAGGGTTCGTCACCTGCAACTTCCATTCGCAGAACGGCCCGCCCATCGTCTCCGTGGAGGCTTGGGTGAACAGCCGACTGGGGTAGTAATACTCCTGCAACGGCAGGCTGATATCCTTCCAATCGACCTTGAAATACTTCTTCAGGACCGTCTCGATGAATCCCGGTACCTGTTCGATGTTCAAAGCCATGAATTCGGACTCCTATGTACGCAGGGTCCGACTTACTCAGTGTCGCCGCCGGCTTCGCGTCGGGCAAATTCCGCCTTCAACTCGGCCATCACGGCCGGATTGTCTTTGGGCGAGCCCTTGCCGTTGCTGGCGTCGTGGACGGACTTGTTGGCCGGCCCGCCCATCCGCTTGCCGGACTGCTTCTTGAGCTTGTCGATGACCTGCTGTTTTGCAGACTTGATGATTTCCGGACCGAACTGTGCAAGCACCGCTCGTTCCACAAAAGCCTTGTCCGTGCGACCCGTTTGACCGCGCTGCGTGAGGCCAGCCAATACCGCGAAATGATGCTTCCACACCTTGTCGCAGCGGGCTACCTCTTCGGCCGACCGCTTGCCGGCCACGCCGAACAACTCGGGATGTCCCACGGCGTCAATCGCCGCGTCGAAATCCTTGATCCGCTGCCCGTTGGCCCGACGATTCTCAACGGTCGTCAGTTGGGCAATCGCACCTTCCAATTGGGCGATGCGCGCGGTGGCGTCCTTGACGAAGGCGTTGTGAGGATTCACCACGCCGTCATCAAAGTCGGAGGGCATCAGGTACTTTTCCAGTCCTTCAACCTTCGCGGTCGCTTCGGACACCGGAACAACGGGCTTCTTCTCCACGGGCGGGGCGGCCTGCGTCTCGGCGGATGGAGTCATGCCGGTTGCAGCCGCTTGGGCTTCGAGGATCGTAAGCGTGCGTTCCAGTTCTTGACGGCTGTTGAAGGTGGGAAGCATCGCTTCCGGCACTCCATAAGCCGTCGCCAGGCCCTTGAGATCCGCATCGAGCCAATCCTGCCCGCCGTCTGACGTGCTGGTGGTAGTCTCGGTTGGGGTTTCCGTGGCCCGGTCATCGCCGGCCGCCTGTTGGGCAGCGGCGGAATCATCCCCGGCGGGAGTCACATCGCCAGAGGGTGTATCAATGGATTCGGTGGTGGTGGTGGTCTCCGTGGGAGTCTCGGCTTCCGGCTTCACCTCGCTGGCGTCGGCAGCGCGAGCCTCCTTCTCGACACGAATGTCCTCATAGACCTTGTTCACAAGGTCGTCCATCGCCTTTTGGTCCTCGAATTGATCCGGCAGGGCTGTCAGTACGTCGGGCATCGGTCATTCTCCTGGGAAGGGTGGTGGTTCAGTCGCCGTAGCCGGCGTCGTTGTCTCTTTTTCCAGTGGCCCGCAGCCAACCCCGCCGGCCCTTCTTGCCCCGATCCGTGAACACGGCGTTTCCGTTCTCGTCCCACTTGACTCCAGTGAGCCCATGCGATCTGGCAAACTCCCGGTACTCGGGGACCATCTCACGGTGACAAGACGCGGCCACAGAAGGCAACGGATTGGCATCGCCATAGGTCTTGCTCGACGAGTCATGGGTGGTGGGGGCGTCGTTCTCGACAACCTGCCCGTTGGCGTCAAAGGCAAGGGGAACTCGCATCGAACTCATGCCGGGGCCCTCTTCATGCTGGCCATCTGTTGCGGACTGGCGCTACTCTTCCCCATCATCGCCTGGGAAAGCATCGCGCCCCGATTGGCGGCCGTGCCCCCGGTGGGGACGTTTCGCCGAACCACCTCTCGGCTGGTGACGGCCGGCGAATGCACCGTGTTCTCGTCGCCACCCAGTTGCGGCCGACCGCCGCCCTGGTTCGGCTGCTGACTGAGCATTCGGAACAACCGCTTGAGGATCGGCAAGTCGAGGTTTTCTGCGTACAGATTGAACAGCTCCTTGCCGTCGATGATCCCCGCCTGGATCATGGGGTACAGCGGGCCAATCTGGTTCAGCACCTCGCTGATCTGCTGGAGCTCCATCTGCGGAGAGCGGTACATCAGCGAGTAGGGGACCACCTTCAGCGAGTAGTTGTCACGCTCGCCTTCACGGTAATCGGGCGTCCAGTTCGATGGCGCTTTCTCCCCCGTGTTGCCCGCATCCACCCAGGTCTCTTGCTCGAAGGCCCCGTCGTCCCACATCAGGTTCTTCAGCTCTTCACCGATTTCCCCGGTGAACCGCATCACGTTCTGGCTCATCTTGCCGATGACACCCGCCGAATGCTGAGCAATCTGGGACTCTTGCCGGGCCGTTTGGGCTTCCGCCCCCAGCCCACCCAGACTGCGAATGTTCCCCGACTGCACGTTGAAGATCTCATCCAGGGCCGCGGTGAAGGCGTGAATGTTTCCGTCCACCGTGCCGATGGTAATGGTGTTGATGTCCTTCGGGTTGTTGAACGGCAGCCAATCCCCGTTCTTCGCGTTACGGGCGTTGTCCGCTTCCTTGGCCTGGCCGGGCGGGAAACCCACAACCTGCTTGGCAATGCTCGCCTGGTGGATCATCTTCCGCAGCAGGCGGTTGTAGACATCGTGCAGGCCCTTCAAGTTCTGGGACGGCGAGGAAGGGATCACGTTGTCAGGCACGAATCCCAGCGAAAGGTACTTGTAGGGGCCCCTCGGGCTGCCTTCCCAATCCACAACCTTCAAGGGCTTGACGCTATCCAGCCCGGGCGAGGCCGGGAAAGTCACCCACTGCTTGTTCTCAGCCACCCACACGTCTTCCAGCCAGATCATGGGCTCCAGCTCGTCGTCGTCCACCGCCATGCAGTTGGCAATCTGGTTGGCGTACTCGCTGCCCGTGTCGAACAGGTACTTGCTGTTGGGGGCCAGTTGCTTCACCACCTTGGCGTCGAAGTCGCCGCCGGAGCGCTCCTTCACCTTGGCCCAACTGCACCGGTACCGGTCCCCGGCGAACCGCATCTTCGTGAGGTCCCGCGCCGAGAGATCCAGGATCAAGTCGTCTACCGAGACCCGATCGACCCACGGCCGCCCCACATCCACCCAGGTGTCATCCTCGAGCTGCCGGTCCTCGTCATCCGCCATCCGTACCTTGGCCACTCCCATCAGGAAGATGGCGTCCAGCACCATCAGGTACAGCGATTGCTCAAGGTTGATGTTCGACACCAACTGGTTGAGGTTCTCCTGGAGGTGGTACGCAAACGGCCGGTTCTTCGGATCGGACGACACGCACTTGTAGCGGGGGCTACCACCGACAAGAGCGAAGGAAAGGATCTGGGCGAATTGCGAAATGCGGTTCGCGTAGGTCGCGTATCGCGCACCATTCTGGGAGTACCAACTACCAACATAATCCCGAATTATCTCAGCCCTGACGCGACGGAATGGATCGAGGACATCCCGCGACGTGGAAATCGCCCGGTGAAGTCGCGTCCGCTCAAGCTCACTGGTGAAGTCGATCACGGGATGGTCCTCAGTGTGCGCTGAGCTAGCCAAGAAACAAAAAAACGACGGCAATCGAGTGATAGGGCACCCTATTGCCGTCGTCTGTTGTCGCCTTGGCCCCTGACCGATAGCTACTCGATCAGGTGCTCAGTGTTTTGAAGGTCGCTCCGGTATCTAGACGCCGGGGAAGGCAAACAGACCCGGTGGCGACCAAGTGGCGGGCGTGAGAATCGAACTCACCTGACTCGGCTTATGAGGCCGAGAAGACGCCTTGCCTTCCGCCCGCGTCATCTACCAGACCTCCGATCCCATTGCTGGGGCCCCCAGAAGATCGTTCAGAGAGAAGCCTTCACCGCCCGAGTCGTCGTCATCCCGCATCCGATCCGACTGCCGAAGGGCCTCACGTTGTCGCCAGGCCGGCGATCCGTAGGGAGGATTCTGACTTTTCTCTTCCTCGTTGTCAAGTCCACCCGACCGATCCAGGCACCCCATGATAGCTACCCCACCGGCCACGCACCGGTCTCCGTGGCCCTTCTCACTCTCCCCCGCATCCTTCGTCGGCTTGTGAACAACCTTCCCATCTTCCCACTCATATTCCCCGCACTCCCGCAAGTATTCCTCCGACCGCGGAATGAATCGACCGTCCTCCATCGCAATGCAGGCCGCTTCGAACAGATCACCCTTGGCCTGCTCGGTCCCGTTCCACCAGCCCGGTTTCTTCGTCTTCTTCCTCGATCCTACAATGTCCGCATCCCGGTAGTACACGTTCGAATAGTGCAGCACATCCAGCACCTCCTTACCGAAACTCTGCCCCGTCGGCCCGGTGGCTTCCCAGATCAGATAGCAATCGTAAAGCCATTTGGCCAAAGCAGTTGAGAGCCGGGCGAACTTCGTCGCCATCGAGCCCATCACCGTGTACTCCAACACCTGGCACCCACTCTGCTTGTCGATCCCGAAGGCCACCGAATTGCTGGAGTAGTTCCCCGTCCCCCCCGCTGAAATGTCGCACCCCAGAACGTAGTCGCTCCGCGGCGGCTTCCGGCCCAGCCCAGGCTCGAACCACAGCTTCAAGGGGCCCCCCTCCCGCTGAATCAGCCCGGTCACCTCCAAGGTCTCGGCGTCGTACACCACGTTCCCTTGGAACACCGGCGGCCGGACATGCTCAGCCCGCATCTTGTCCAGGATCGCCACGTCGAATACTTTTCCCACCGACCCCCTCGGGTTGCGGTCCAACTCCTGAGCAATGGATCTCGGCGTAGCCCGCGGCCGAAGGCACTGGGCATCGTACCAAGGCGACCGGATCATACCCTCCATCGGGTGTCCACGTCGCTCGATCTTCTTCAGGTCCTCGGCGTGCTCCTTCGAGTACACCATGATCTTGTGGTGGTCCTTCATGTCCAGCGGAACCAGCTTCCCAGCGCACACCTTGTACATCAGCCGGTTCTGCGTCGGGTTGTCCTTCCAGTCCAGGATGATCTTCACCGCGCTTGAGTTTTCATCCTTCGACATCTGGTAAAACACGCCCGTGTCGCCCTTGTGCGTGCTCACAAACACCCGGCAATTTGATACGTGCTGTGTGCTATCCATCGCCGCATCGATCTCATTCGGCTTGAACTTCGCCACCTCGTCGAAGCCGAACACCGTCTTTCTTCCACCAGATGCCACGTCGCCCGTCGCCGAGTACCCCACGATGGAACTCTCTATCTCCTGGTTGAAGAAGTAATGTTCAGTCGTACTCCGCTTGTAATGCGGCTTCATCCAGAATGGCAGCCGATCTATCATCCAGTCGATCTTCCACATCAACGTGTCGCTGTCCACCAGCGAATCCACCAATCCCTCGTTGCGCGTCACCAGCCCCGCCGAGAACATCGGATCTCGAAGCCACCGCCGCAGGAACACCATCAGGTACATCCAGGTCGCTCCCTGCGCCCGTGACTTGTCCACCACCACGTCAATCGGCGTCTCGCGCTTCTCGCTGTCCGTGATCGCCTGATCCATCACCACAATCGGATGGTCTTGATGGCTCCACGTTGAAAAAGGTTTCACCTTAATCAGGGCCCGCGGCTCGAACACAAAACAGAATGCGTTGAACCAGAAAAGAACATCCGCGAATGCCGCCTCCCGCAACCCCCGCTGAAAACCCACGTCTTTCGCCGCCAACTGCCGCAACTTGATCCGCCAGCGAAGATTCTTCGCAGGATCTTTCGGTACTCGATCTATGAACGGACAACCCGTCTCGATCATACCATTGACCTCAACTCCGCTCTGCTATCCGCTAACTTCACCGCTCCCATCTTGTCCAGTATCATCTCAATCTCGTACAACGACGCTCGCTCTCCCTTCTGATTCTTCGACTCCTCCTCGTCTACCGCCCCCACCTTCACCTTCATCAACATCTCCGTAAACTTCAAGTCCGCACTCGCCGCCGTCAACATGAGTGCAACAGCCCCCGATGACGGCGGCTTCTCCGTCGCTCGCTCGAAATGTACCTTCGTCGCTCCACTCCCCTTCCTCTCCCCTATCACAAAGATCCGCTGCGAATGTACCCACTCGATCTCCGCCTCCAACCCCGCATGCGCCACCAACGGGTACCAACTGCTCGGAATCACCCAGTCCTCCCGATCATAGATCGCCGCCCCCCTCCTCGGCTCCTTCCGCGGGAACCACACCTCGTTCTCCCGGATCTTCCGCCACGCCGCAAACGCATTCATGCTCTTCTTATGCTCCCCATACTCAGCCATGAACGCCTGCATCGCCTCCTCCCCCAACGTCCTACGTATCCGCTCCTTCGCCTCTAACTTGCTCTCGACTGCCATCTTTCCTACCCCCAATTCCCATTACCCCTGCCCTCTACCGTTCCCTCCTTCAACTCCACCTCCAACAACCCCGCCTCCTTGCAACCCTCACATCCCTCTCCTCCTTCACATTCATGGAACCGCAAATCGTACAGCCGCGCCCTCACTGCCTCCAACCGCTTTAACCTCAACCGACGACTCACCAACGGACTCCTCTGTACAAATCGCTTCAGTACCATCGCTCTCTCCTGTTGTGCGTGTTTCCTAGCTTCACATCTCCACACCCTTTTCGCTGTGTGTGAGTTATACCGGTTCCCGGTCGCCCATTGGGCCAGGGGTCTGGTTCACTTTCCGGGAACATCGAGGGGCCCCAGGCCATGGCAGCCGACCACCTGGTCGCCCTCGCCTGCTGCCTCGCACGCGCGCGCGCCCATGATATTATCGCTATAGCACGGGAGATATGGGCATTTGTGGACACTGTAAGGGATTCGCTTACACGTGGTCGGCACTGTAACATGGCTTCCGCAGCCGCTTCCATCCATCGCCGGGGCATCATAACCCTGGTCGCCTCGGTTGTCGAGGCCGCTTCGTTGAAGGCCCTCGCCAGGGCTGTTGGATGATGGATAACAACACCCCAAGGGCTAGCAACAGCAGCCCCCTGCATACGGGATGCCCATAGGTACTGGTCACCCCATGTCCGACGGCACATCGGAACCGAGGTATTGACATCCCAATGGGGACACCATGGCAACATCACGGGTACGGACGCGCAATGGGATATGGCCAGAGTGTCACCTACCCTACCCTCCCTTGACGGGCGGCTAGAATAGCTGTTGACAGGGCCAGGTTTGAAGGCGTCTTCCCTTACATTTCACCCCAAGGGGCTGGCACTGAGAACCCATTCCCGAGCAAGGGGCTGAGAAGACCGGGGCTCTACCGGTCGCAATGATTATCGTAAGTCTCTCGACAGGAGGCAATATCAGTAGCACGCTTGAGGGTAGCGAGACGGAGCCGACGGGGCTGATGCGACCAGACTTCCTTGACCGCTTCGCCACACAACTTGCACGAAATCAGACCTGAACGCAGGGGCACTGACTCGACACATTGACGGCAACCACAGGCAAGGCAAATGCACCATTTCAGGCCATTTTTAGGCCGTTCGTGCACACGGCACAGGGCACAGTCTCGCCGATCCTTCCACCGCTGGAGACGTTGCTTTGAACTCATCGGGGAACGCTTGAACTTACGACGTTGAGTCATGGCATCACCGCTCTAGAACGTCGCCCACGGTTACCCTTGAGATACTCCCTCAGGAACCGCTTGAGGTATGCGAATCGCCAGCAGATAGGCTTCTGACGACGGATCCAACACAGGTAGGCAATCGGCACCTCTTGAATGGGCTTCCCGTTGTGTTTCCCGAACCACAACAGAGTAGCGGGCGAGAACATGCGTAACGCTGTTTCCCGTCGAACTCGTTTACGCTTCGCCATGATAGTTCCCCTGCCTGCTGCCCCCAGGCGGGCGTCGGCCATCGCCGATCGCCCCGGGGGACAACGGGGGCAATGATAGCCCGAATCTGCACCCTCCGTCAATAGAAAAACCGCCCCCAATGGGGCTTGGAGATAGAGCACCTCAACTGTATACCCCGCCGAAAACCGTATCCCATCCATCTAGGCTTGTCCAGATTACGTATATTCTAGGTTTAACAAGTACGCGTAACTTGCAGGATATGGCCTTGGCGACAGTGTAGCGGAATTGCACGGGTTGTAGCGGAATTGCACATACCAATGGGAGTGTGCGACTGACTTATGGGGTACAGATACCCATCACGTCGAAAAGAAATCTTGAAATAGTTGCAAGTGGCGTATATTTTAGGAGTTATGACAGATCCGCTCGCCGATGAAACGAATAGAAACATACCTTCCCCCCCGCTCAATCACCCTAATATACGGGCGGACGAAGAAACCTTGACGACGACTTACACTTCACCACACCACAACCACGGAGGACGAGACAATGAGACCGACCACCCAGACGGAGAGGGAAATTCTTTCTGAATCCATTCGGATTTTGGAGGATCTTGGCTACCTGGACGCGGCAGGCTTCACGGCAATGGCCCTACGAGCCCTCCAGATCGACGCAGAGAGCGTTCCCAACATGGTACACCCCATAGCCGACCTGGAGCACTTCGACGCCCGTGGCGAGCGCCAGGCGATCCACGGGACATGCACGTGCAGGGGCGACACATGGCCCATGAACAACAACACCTGTTGGCAATGTGAGCTGTGCGGAGAAATCTACCCCAGCGAGCGCCAGGCAATGCAGGAAGGGCAATCATGAACCTGAGCATTGACTACACTCAGCCCGCCGTTCTCCACACTGGACCCTTTGATACTTGCCTCGGTCGTCCTGACTGGGCCCGGTGCGATGGGGAATTGTGGATTGTCCGCCGCGGGATTGACGAAGGCTATCGGTTCGCCCCCAGGACCCCAGAGAACATGACCCCACACGGGCCCCGCTTGTGGTATCCCGTTGTGTAACCGCCGGCGCTTCGCTGGGGGTAGCGCCCCAGCCTAGCCCGTGCCGTTCGAGCCGAGATGATTACCACCCTCAATGGAGTAAGGAAATGAAGACGATGAACGAGTTGATTACCGACATCCAGTTTCTACGGCGTTTCATGCCCACCGCGGAACTCGACACGATTATCGATAACATCCGCAGCGAAGAGGGCGAGTACTTCCACGACCTGATCGTCGAGTGGGCCGCGAAGATCCGCACCATGCCCAAGACCTACGAGCAGGACGGCAAAGGCGAGGAGGCCGTGGCCCACCTGCACTACTTCAGCGGATCGGGTGATTGGTATATCACGGAGAAAGACCAGGAGGCCGCACAACACCAGGCATTCGGGCTAGCAGACTTCTACCACGACGGCGGCGAACTGGGATACATCAGCATTGTCGAGTTGATCCGGGCTGGCATCGAGCTGGACGTGCACTGGACCCCCAAGACGTTGCGGGAGATCCGCAAGGAAAGCAAGGTGACAGCATGACCACGGCAACCATCAAGACCTACAAGGAGTGGTGGGGCAGCAGTCTCACCCTTACGAAGTTCCTGCAACCAGGCGACCTTGTTGACGAGGAAATGGCCGAATACTTCCTTGGCGTCTTGCCGCCGGCCTGCCATACCGGCAAGCTGATCCAGATCGGCGAACCCTATTCCCATGTAGCAGGCTTCCCCACGTACATGACCATCGAACGCACGCCCGAGGGGTGGACCTACCGCGGAATCTGCTTTGTCGGCAGAACGACACCAGCCTAACCGCTTCGATTCCACCCACCCCCTAGCGCGTAGCGCCAGGAGGACGGTAGGACCGGGCGGACCGGCCCCAGCTTGTAACCCTATGGAGACACGACCATGCTATCCGAGTTTTTCAAATGGATTCGGGACGGAGTACAGAAGGCCGTCGCCGACGGCATCACCGCGGGCTTACAGGAGGGCATCGAACACGCGACCCACCGCCAGGCCCAGGCAATCGACGTAGAGCCCGAGGCAACTTCGAAGCGCTCGCGACGGTAGGACTTGCGACCTACCCCCGACTTGAGCGCTTAGCGCCCAAGGAGGGAGTAGGCCGGATTCCCCAGCTTGCACCCCCACCCCAAAGGAGAAACCATGCTCACAAAAGAACAAATCCTAACCGCGACGAAAGCAGAAATCGACGCCGCCTACCAGAAGCTGATTGCAGCCAAGCCTAATGCCGACTGCTCCGACTGCTCCGACTGCTACGGCTGCTACGACTGCTACGGCTGCTCCCGATGCTCCGACTGCTCCGGCTGCTCCCGCTGCTCCGCCTGCTCCGACTGCTCCGGCTGCTCCCGCTGCTCCGCCTGCTCCCGCTGCTCCGACTGCTCCGACTGCTCCGACTGCTCCCGCTGCTCCGACTGCTCCGACTGCTACGGCTGCTCCGACTGCTCCGCCTGCTCCCGCTGCTCCGCCTGCTCCGACTGCTCCGGCTGCTCCGACTGCTCCGACTGCTCCCGCTGCTCCGACTGCTACGGCTGCTACGGCTGCTCCGACTGCTCCGACTGCTCCGACTGCTCCGACTGCTACGACTGCTACGGCTGCTCCCGATGCTCCGACTGCTACGGCTGCTCCGGCTTGCGGTATGCAATCCTCGGCATCGAATTTACCAAGGACGAGTACGAGGCTTTTCTGCTACGGATGCAAACCGCATAACCACCACCACCACCACCACCCCTAGAGGAGAAACCATGCTCACAAAAGAACAAATCCTAACCGCGACGAAAGCAGAAATCGACGCCGCCTACCAGAAGCTGATTGCAGCCAAGCCTAATGCCGACTGCTCCGACTGCTCCGACTGCTACGGC